CTCTTGAGCATCGTTATCGCTTTGATAACTACTTCAAGGACCGCACTCTTCCAAAGGGTCATCCATTGAAGGATGCCGTTCTGTGTCTGCGTAACAGAGATGTTCATATTGAAATGGCTGACGGGCGCAAGATGTGGATGGATGTGTCTGATATGTATTTACAGCACAATCCAGAACTCACATATAATGGCGCCTATGTAGATCACTGGACCACTGACGACACATTTGTCGTAGGTGATAGAGTTATTGTTGGACAGCTGCACATTCAGCTCGAAGACAAGAACGACCAAGTAGATATTTCCGGCTCCTATATGTTATGGGACGATCACGGGAATTTCTCCAATTTCATGCTCCGAGTTGACTGGTTCAACTGGGTGGATGTATTCACTGAGTAAAAGGCAATTAAATAAGGAGGTGCTCAGCAGATGGGCTTTTAGCTTGTAAAGCATCTTGAGTCACAGCAGTACAACAGAAAACTGTTCTACCTGGATCAAGGCGCCGAAGATCTTCCTCCAATTACCAACTTCACAGACATTCAGCCTGGGTCAGAAGCACGCTCTCTCACTACTGGTGAGAAGTGGATTCTGAATACTCACTTTAAGTGGGTGTATATCAAGGAGTCTGGCTGTGGTTGTTGCGGAGGCTCCAGTGGTGCTGGAGGCGGCAACGCAGGTGGAGACGGCTCCGGTAATACTCCAGGCGGCGGCACTGAAGTTGTAGATCCCGATCCAGTACCCGGTGAGGAGCCTACAATTGAAGGAATTACCCTTAGCCCTCTCAACATTACTGTTGGTCAGGGCGCAACTGTTGCATTTACCGCTGTTGTTCAAGGAAATGCACAACTCTCTCGCGGCGTAAAGTGGACTATTAAAGGCCAGCGCGTCAGCGATACAACTATCACTCAGGATGGTATCCTGAAGATTGGCGAGAAGGAAACTTCTAAGACAATTACCGTTCGTGTTACTTCTGAAGCCGATGAATCCGTATATGCGTAGGCAGTTGTTTCTGTCGATGTAAATATGGAGGACCCCTTGGCGCCAGTTGTAACTGGTATTGTCCTCGTTCCTACTGACGTAGAAGTTGTCCTTGGTCGCTCTGTAATGTTCAATACAATGGTGAACGGCGTAAATCTGAGTGATTTCTCTGCTGTTTATTCTGTATCTGGACAAAGTTCTACAAATACCTATATCAACCAGGACGGCACACTTCATATCGGCGCCGACGAGCAATCTAAGGTTCTCGTCGTAACAGCTAAAGCTGCGGCCGATTAGCGTTTCTTTGCTACTGCGACTGTTAGCGTAACTGATTCTCAGCACGCAGTTGATCAGTCTACTGTAACTGAAGTTATTGTATATCCTGGCGCGACACAGATTGGCTGCGGTTATAGTCAGCAGTTTGCCGCTAAGGTGAACGGCGTAAATAACCCCTCCCAGCAGGTTGTTTGGAAGTTAACTGGCGCGACATCTAAGGATACTCGTGTCACTCCCAATGGTCTGGTATTTGTCGGCGAAGATGAGAAAAGCAATATGCTTGTATTGACTGCTTACTCTCAGAAAACTCCTGAGGTATATGGCGAGGCCATCATTGATGTGGTTCCCGCAGAGACTCCTGGTGTTGATGAAGTAACTGTCGATGCAATTATCATTACTCCTGATATGGTGGAACTTGAGCAAGGCTGGCAGACTGTATTCAAAGCAGTAGTCATTGGTAAGAACAATCCTTCTCAGGCAGTTACTTGGAGTCTGACAGGCAATAATGTTCAGACTACATACCTGACTGATGATGGTGTTCTGAGTATCGGTATTGGTGAAACTGCCCAGAGCCTGCAAGTTCGCGCAACATCCAAACAGGATGCTACCAAATACAACATCGCCTATGTTACCATTGCGGCTTATGATGCCGGCGGTGACAATGGATTTACCGATGTTCCCGCAACTCCTCTCAATACCAAATATGTCCGTGAGCGTACTGCAAACGGTTCCGCTGTTTGGACTCCTATTGAGGAGGAAGTTGAAGAGCCAATCCCAGAGCCTGATCCCGTAATCAATAGCATTGAGGTTTCTCCCAATGCTGTAACTGTGGCGCCCGGCTCTGTAATCACATTCGCGGCCATCGTAAACGGCTCTGAGGAGCTGTCTAAGGAAGTAACCTGGTCTATTAGCGGTCAGCGCGATCCTAATACCAAGATTACCTCTGACGGCGTTCTGACAATCGGTGCTGACGAAGATGCAATGATGATTCGCGTGACTGCGCGCTCCATCGTTGACACTTCTAAGTATGGAACCGCAACTATCAGTATTGATGAGGAAGCGCCTATCTTGCAGCAGGTGACTGGTTTCTATCTGGAGCCTATCGAGGCCACCGTTATTAAAGACCACTCTCTGCGCTTCCAGGCTATCGTCACTGGCGTAAATATCACAAATCATAACGCAACCTTCGCCGTGAGCGGCAATCAGTCTCCTCAGACTATTATTACTCCTGAAGGTGTGCTTTATGTAGACAAGGAAGAGACCAGCGCTCTTCTGATTGTCACTGCTACTTGCGCCGCAGATCCTAAGTTTACTGATACTTCTCTGGTAACAGTAATTCCTCCAGAGCTTGCCGAAGATGAGCCTGTGGTAACTGTTATTCAGCTGTATCCCGCATATACTCAAATCGGTCGTGGAATGAACGCGCGCTTCGCAGTTCAACTGACTGGTTTGAATAATCCTCCCGCTTCCATTATCTGGGATTTGACTGGTGCATCTTCTCTTGCAACTCATGTTTCTCGTGATGGTGTTGTTTATATTGGCGCCGACGAGCAACTGCATGAGATTACTCTCCGTGCGACAGTAAGTTATGATCCAACTAAGTTCGCTGAGTCAACTATCAATGTAGTATCTGAGGATACTCCTGGTATTGATGAAACCACAGTTGATGCTGTGATTATTAGCCCTGCGGCTGTTGAGTCTGATCCTGGCCACCGCATTACCTTTAAGGCTACCGTAATTGGACAGAATAATCCTTCTCAAGAGGTTATTTGGAGCCTTGACGGAAATCTGAAGGCTGAGACCACAATCAATCAAATGGGTGTGTTGACCATCGCCACAGACGAGACTGCACGAGTGCTGAAAATCACTGCGACTTCTGTCGCTGACTCCACAGTAAAATCAACCAGTTATGTAACCATTTCGAAGACCCAAGATACACCGGACACGGGAATTGAGGACGTTCCAAATGATCCTCTTAATATGAACTATCAGCGTCGAATTGACGAGAATGGCCGTACCTACTGGGTGAAATATCCTGAAGTTGGTAATGATGGTCAGCGTTATATGCGTCGTTACAATCAAGTAACTGGCGAATATGAATGGGAGCCTTATCCAGAAATTCCTCTGGACGGCAAACAGTATGCTCGTCAATACAATGCTCTGACCCGTAAGGTTGAATGGGTTGAAGTCGAGGCTTCTGGTGGCGGCCGTCCTGATGCGCCAATTAACCTTGGCACTGTTGGTACAAAAGCCGAACTTGATCGATTCGAAATTCCCGCCGATTCCATGGATGGCGACTTCATCTATGTCGAAAATGATGAGACCCAGGGTCACTGCCCAACCATGTACATTGTTCATACCAATGAGCGCGGCGAGAAAGAATTTGTTCTCTCTATGGTCTTCGGTCGTAAGCCTATCTTGGGCGACAAGCTCGACATTCTTTATGTTCTTGACAACAGTGTTCACTCTCAGTTGATTAAGGACATCGAAGTTCTCTCTGAGTTTGATACCAATGAGAAGCGTTATGAACTTTATAAGTCTCCTTCCGCTTGGCATCTTGTAACTGAGCTGCATGAGGGCTTCTGGAAGGAAGTTATGAAGCATCCTGATTGGTATAAGATGCTGGTCGGCATGGCACGTGACGATGGTTCCACAAAAGCCTATATCACTTGCTTCACCGATGAGCATGAGTTTGAACATTATAAGACTCAAGACATTGACAACCCAGATCCAATTCAGAATACTCTGGCTTGGACAAATACTGTACAGCCTGGTAATGTATTTACCGCGGCCAACGCTACTCGTCTGATCCAGTATCTGTTCCATCTGGATACTATGTCTCTGACAGTTGGTTCTCAAGAGGAAATTCCGCCTGGAACTGAGCCTGGCGTTACTCCTTGGGCGACAGTTATCGGCGAGTATTCTACTCTGATAAACGGCGAGACAATCGGTCCTCTGGAAGATGTAACTGATCCTACTGGTTATGTTTGGGTTTCTGAGCATGAGAAGTTTATGATTGGTTCTGCTGGTGACGGTAGTCAGATGTTCTGCTATAATATTGATACTGGAGACCACTTTATCTTTGATGTACCAAATTATAGTCGTGAGCATATTCCAAATACCGATGTTCCTTTCTCCTTAGCTACTGATGTTAACGAGAGATATTTCTTCATGTATATCACCACTAGATTAGGTGTTTGGGGAGATAGAGTAACTCATGAAACAAAACAGATTACTTGGCGTCCTACTGGATATACGGGGCTATCTGATCCTGGTCGATATACAAAGCCCGGTATCGATCCAACTGGTCAATTCTATATGCATACTTCCACCAATCCCGATACCCCAACATTTACTTCCTTCTCTTTTGACACTGGAGATATTGTAACAGAAGGACCGATTGACGGCACTTCTTCTTCTGCAATTTGTTTGAATAACAATGTTGTATTTACAAATACTCCAGAAGGTAGAATTATCACCTATAACTTTGACCCTGTAAGAGGTACCCTTAGTGTTAGAGCACATGGTAGTGATAATTATACACCATATGCTTGCCGCTATGTTGTTGAAGCAACTACTAACGGCAATCAAGTATTATGTGTAAAGGTTGAAGCTGGTGATAACTGTCCTGTGTGGTTTGTATACGATTGTAATAGTGACACAATTATCGCAGAATCTGCAAACCGTGGCCAGAATGACTATTGTTCTCAGACCAACCCTTAGGCGAAGAGTTGCACATATGAATTGCCCACTTCCGTTGGCGAGCGTTATTTACTTTCCAGTGCAACTACTCAGCAAGGTTTAGTACTGTCTTATGATGGTAATAACTGGAGAGAGGTAACAATTCCATTTGGCGGCTTGGACAACACCAAGCACGAGTATAACCAGCCAATTTTGATGAATGATGGCGACATTCTGATTACTCAGGATGATACCGGCAAGCCCGTCGGATTTGACTTGGTTAAGATGGAAGTTGTTGACCTTGAAGAAGTGCTGCATCCTGGCGGCGACGCACACATGGTTCAACTTGACGACACTCACTTTATGTGGTGTACTGACGACGGTTCTCAGTTGTTGCGCTCCAAAGAAGATGGCACTCAGGAAGTCATTCTTGAGATGCCTGAGCAACAGTGGATTGTATTTGGATTTGGTCGTCGTACCGAATCTGGAGGTTGAGAGGGGCGCTAAGCCCCTCTCCTTTTAAGGAGGGATAATATGCCAGTAGTAGCTAAAGTTAATTGGGTTGGCGAAAATGGAGATACATCACATCGTCCTTCTTCCTTAAATGTCGCTATTCTACGCAATAGCGAAACCAATACAAATGGAACTATAACCGCTGCCGAAGGTTGGGAGCATACCTGGAATAATTTAAATCCAAGTTGGCGTTATCAATATACTGTTCGTGTAACAGATTAGTTGGAGCGCTATACTGCAACCTATGAAGACCGTCATGAATAGACTGGTGGCGATGGATGGAACCCTCAATATACTGATACCACCACTATTACAATGACTTTCAACCCTACTCCAGAGCCAGAAAAAGTCAATGTAAATGCTGAAGTAGTGTTTTACGGAGATGACTAGGACACTCTTGGTATGCGGCCTATCTATGCGACAGTTCATTTGATGCGCGACGGTATATTGTATGATACTGTTCGTATTGGTAATGGATGGAGTTGGAACTGGATTTGGGAAAATCTGGACCCCAATTATACATGGACTATTGAAGCCGATAATGTTGAGGGTTATGATAAATTGATTACCAATGAGGGTAATCAATGGCGAGTAACATATGGTTTTACATATGTTCCTCCTGAGCCACCAGACCCAGCGCCCGGCAACCATCCCACAAAAGAAGATCTCGACTTGATGTATTCCGTTCTTTATGATGATATTAGTGCGGAAAATGCACAAGATGTTATCCATGTCCTAAATTATGGAACTCATGTTGAAGGAGATGGATAATACTTCCTCTCCTGGCTTGCCATAAAAAAATTTTTGTGGTATAATATAATCAAAGAGTGAAAGGAGCAATAATGGGAGAGGAGGACACAGATGAGTGATCTGTAGGCCTGGTTTGCGCCTCTTCTTTGGATTATTGCTACAATTACTGCAATTGTTGCTTTTGTGAGGTTATGCAAACCAGTTTGGAAAATATTCACTGCCCCAGATCGACTGGAAAAAACGCTCTCAGAAAACATGAGAACAATGGATGAGCATTTCAAAGATGTTAATACGCGACTTGACAAATACGACGATGACCTTTAGCGCATCGAAGTCCGCTTATAGCATAATGATGAAGTGCAGATGTCCTTGTTGCATGACCAGATAATTCAAATCTACGAAGTTGCAAAACTGAGTGGAACAATATCTGATGCTGATTATAAGCGCGCCACCGATTTGTATAGACAAGATGGTGGCAGTGAATACATTGATAATATCATGGAACTCATGGCCGAGCTCTTCAAGGAATCTTAGAAAAAGAGACTGAAAGAGGGTGAATGACATGGGTGACGGAAAAAGATCCACAAAGACCGCTATGAAGATGGCGAAGTGGTAGTATAAGCTGGAACGCCGTAAAGCGCGCAAGCCATTCACTACCATGAAGTGGGTTGTTCTATTCAGTCTGTTAAATGGTTACGCCTGGGTTTGGTGTTCCTATATCTTGGCCTTTATGGACAAGTATACAATAGCTGAGCAACTTTCCCAGGTTGCCATTACAGAAATAATCGGAGTTGTATTGGTCTACGCACTGAAGTCGCTCGTTGAAAACTTGTCTAAGAACAATCAATGGCCTGACAAGCCGTGGAAAGGCAAGCAGGCACAAGAAGACGAGGCGGCAATACCAGAGACTGAGAACGGCATTGAGGCAGAAATGGCGGAAGACGCAAGCGTCTCTGCACTGGATTACATCAATACCGACACCTCCGAAACTTCATAATGAAAGGATGGCAAATTTATGGAACAGATCATGTAGATGTTCCCAACCATCGGCTGTATCGCAGTCATTTGCTTTATCGTTTGCCAGATTGTCAAGCTGACTCCTCTGGCCACTAAGTGGGTGCCCATCATCTCTGCTGTCGTGGGCGGCGTGCTTGGTGTTGTCGGTCAGATGACTGGTGTTGCCGAGCTTGCGGACTTGCAGATTTTTGATGCAATCGCAACAGGTATTTGTTCTGGTCTGGTTGCCTCTGGTGCTTATAGCTTGGTTTCCAACGCCAAGGGCAGCAATCCCCAGAACGAATTTAGTGCTAAGGAGCAGAAACAAATGAAGCTGGAGACTATTGTAGAGGCCGCAATTGCTGCGCGCGCCAACGAGCCTGATACTCCGGCTGAGACGGAGACGCCTAAGGAGGGCTAATCACTACTTATGGGCAAAACTTTCACTCGTGACCAGCGTAAGAACAACAAATATATGCAGCGCGACATGAAGCGTAAAGCAAAATTTGATGAATACGTGAAGGACGAGCCACGGCCAAAGCCGAAGCCCAAGCAGAAATGGCGTCCGCACTCTGAGACGGACGTAGATTAAACATTCTCAGGAAGCCGCCCATGTTGGAAACAACCTCTGGGCGGAACTTCCTTTTTAAGAGAGAAACGAAAGGATAGATTTAATGACCTATTCTGGAATCAAAACAATTGATGTGACAGAGAAGTAGATGGAACAGTTCTATTCCCATATGGACAAGAACATTTTTCATCTTGAACAAAATCAATACCTCGTGCTGAAAACGCCCGAAGGCAAATTGATTGGCCCCTATGTCTGGCATGAGCCAGAAGGGCATACTGAAATTCTCTACCGTAAGTTTTCTTCCAAAATGTTTGGCGATGTCAAACCAAAGGATAAAGATCCCTACCAGATTGCCTATATGGATAGTCTGGCCCACAACCAGCTAACATTCTGCACTGGTCCTGCCGGTTCTGGTAAGACCCAAATTGCATTGGCTTATGCTTTTGAACAGCTGGAGCGCGGCGCGATTAGCAAGATTGTGGTATTCTGTAATCCATATGTTGCAACGGGCGCCGTCAAGATGGGATTTTATCCGGGAAGTAAAATTGAAAAGCTGATGGAGTCCTCCGTTGGCAGCGTTTTACTTTCTAAATTGGGCGGCCGAGATAATGTCCAGCGGCTCCTCGACCAAGAGGAACTTATCCTAATGCCGATGGGCGACTGCCGCGGTTATGAAGTGCCCGAAGATTCGTTCGTGTATTTCACTGAAGCCCAAAATACATCTCGATACCTTATGAAACTTTTCTTGCAGCGCACCAATGATACCTGTAAGATTTGTGTCGAGGGCGATGAGCGACAAGTTGACCATGATGGCTTTGAGAATGGGCTTAATGGTCTTAACGCCGCTATCGAGGTGTTCCGTGGAGAGGACTATGCGGGTCACGTCAGGTTGGAAAATATCTATCGTGGCAGGATCGCAAAAAGAGCAGAATTGATTTGTGATTGATAGATGGTTTTCTAAAGTCGAAAGGAGTTAAGATGATTTTACCACCCAAGAAGCGTGTGACACAGACAGTTGTCGCACTTGCGGTTTGTTTAGCTATCGTGCTTTGTACTGCTGGCGCGGGACATTTAGATGACAAAGATGAACCAGTGGTTCCCACCGTCACCGAGTCGCTTGTAGTCCCAACTGCGCTAAGTACAATAGCTGCTACTCAAGCCGTAACCGAAGCGTACGCGGCTCATGCTTCTGAAGAGGTAGAAGTAGTCGAGGAGGTTGAACCTCCATCCCCAGATCGTAGCAAACCACTCTATAAAGTGTATAAGAATGGCTGGGAAGTTGAAGTTGACACAGATCTTCAATGGTATATCCGAGATATGTGTGAGAAATACAATTTCCCTGAAAAAACCATTTATGGAATGATTCTCACTGAATCAACTTTCCAGGCAGACGCATACAATGCAGGCTGTTACGGCCTTTGCCAAATCAATAGCTTCTGGATTCACGGAGCTAATATCACGCACTTTACAGATGACTACTCCAGCAGAGACCTCACTAATCCATATGATAACTTGCTAACCCTTGCTGAAATGATAGTTTATTGCCGCGACACATACGGCTTAGACTTATCAACTCGTGATGGGCAGGTTAAATGGCTTTACTGGCATAATACAGGAAACCATCCATACGGAGTAACGTATTGGGCATATGCAGAGAAAGCATTTGGATTTGCGGACGAATTAGTACCGCTTCAATAAGTAAAATTGCAGTAACCGGATGTGGGATTTTTCTTCCTGCATCCGGTTTGCTTGCAATAAAAAAATTTTTATGGTATAATATAATTAAACTAAGAGAGGAGTGAGACGATGGCATACGAGTCCAAGACTCAGTACTGTACCAATAATAAATATTGGTATCTGCCTGAAATTTCCATTAACGGCTTGGTTCTCCACTCTGTTGGTTGTCCTCAGCCAAAGGCATCTGTCTTTGTGAACAACTTCAATAAGTAGAGTGCCCGCGCTTCTGTCCATGGATTCATTGAGCCTGGCCTTTTCATTAAGACTGCGCCTTGTGATGAAAAGAAGAGGAAGGCTAAGAAGTGCTATCATGTTGGCTCTGGTAAGAAGGGTTCTTTTAACTCTACCAGAATTGGCATCGAGATGACTGAGCCAAGCACCATCACTTACACTGGAGGTGCGAATTTTAGGGACAACAATCCCACAGCGACCAAGGACTTCATCATGCGCACAACTGCCACGGCCGCTGAAGTGTTCGCTGATTTGTGCATTTTCCATGGTCTTCCGGTGACAGCGATCACTACACATCGTCAGGCTTGCCTTGATGGCTACGGCTCCAATCACGGCGATCCTGAACATCTTTGGAACCATGTTGGCTATTCTCTTGCACAGTTCAGAAATGATGTGCAAGCTCTAATTAACGCGAAAGGAGATTATTTAGCTACTATGACAAAAGCTGAATTTGAAGCCGTTCTCGACGAGAGAATTGGTAAGAATTATAAGACCATTGCAGACCTTCCCGATTATGCTAAGCAGCCTGTTCGCAACGCTGTTGCTGCTGGTTGCCTCGACGGCACTGGTGAGGGTGGTTCCGGTGATAACCTGATTATCCGTCTCTCTCATGACCTGATGCGTACTATGGTTATCCTGGACCGCGCTGGCCTCTTTGCGAAGAAAGAGGATACTGCTACTACCAGTACTCGGAGGGTAATCAAAAAGGAGGAGTGATCCCCTTGATTCTATACTTTGTTGATTCCAAAGGCCAGAAGAAAGTTATCTGTGAAGCGGATAATGTGGCAGATATGATTGAGCCGATGATGGCTCATAAAGCAAAGCGGAATATCTTTTCAAGTGGTCCGTTCAGTCTGCCAGGGCCGATGGACCCAAATAGCTGTTACATTTTGAATCAGGAACCAAATGGTTGCCATTACGAGGTAGCCAATGAGGTTGCTGAGTAACATGATATGAGATAGGCCCTGGACATAGAGATATGTTCAGGGCTTTTTCTTTTTGAGAAGGAGGAAATATGGATTTAGTTTAGAGATTTATTTAGCTTGATAAAGAAATCGTTTAGTTATCAGAAGAAGGATAGTCTTAGTCTCTTTCTCCAAGAGGTCTTAAATGGGATACTCATGGGCATTTGGTCTTAAATGATGGTAATTATATTTATAGGGTTCTTTCTCCCATAGAATACTATGACTCGAAGGCCATATATTTGCTTTCAAAAAAAAATAATTTATCTTTTTTCTTAGAATAGGAACTAATATATGCTGGAGAGCATTTATATATTACAAAATAGAGGAAAACAGATGAAATTGAAGTAAAAAAAGCTCGTCTTTTGCCTGAAATTTCGGCAAGTTTAGAAGTTCTTCCTTTTCATCTTAAAAATACATCTTTGGAAAAAATTATATATAGAGATTATGGAGAAGAAGAATATAAAAGCATTATTGAATTAGCTCATTTATTAAATATTAAAGATATAAATTTTAATAATTGTGGTATTATAAATGGAAAAATTGTCTGTTTTGATTACGAAAGTCATCAAAAAATTACTTTAGAATAGTTGACGGAATATCTTAAATTAAAAGGTATTCGTTTAACCGAAGAGGATTTTGCTATCTCGGCAATTTTAAAAGGGGTGAAATAATGAATATTGTTTCTAAAATTAGAGAATTATCAAAACTAATGAATGAAATTTCAAGTTTTGATTAGTCAATAAATAAAGAAAACCTTCATTTTTCAGTAACGCATAAATTAGTAATTGAAGATGGTCCATAGATTTTAAGAATTGAAGATGCTACAGCAATTAAGACGCGAATTGAATTATATAAGATTGCAAAACAAGAATTGGGCTTTGAATTTTTCTTAAAAGAAATTTTAGAAGAAGATTTTGGTCCATTTGCGTTATCTTCTCAAAGAAAAATAAAACCATTTATTGAAGCACCAGTTCAAAAAGTAGCTTTTAATGGGTTGAATTATAATTTCTCTTCTGAAACCCGTTTAAAAGATCAAAGTTGGGAATTTTCTTTCTGCAATAGAGTGTATTATGATTATGGAGAAGAAAATTATGTAAAATTACATGACTTTTTTCATAAATATAGGATTTTAGGAGTTCATAATAAAAATGTAGGTATAGGAGTAGATGATAAGATCCAATGTTTTGATTATATTGCAAATTTCGCTCTTGGAGGAAGAAAATAATGATAACTGAAAAATTATAGAAAAAATTTAATGTTTTATCTATAATTATTAGTAAAAGATGTAACGGCATATGTGATTATTGTCTAATAACAAGGGGAAGAGAAAAAGATAGATTTGATAAACTTCCCTTTTACGACATTAAGGATATTGTAAAAATTATCAATAGTTTTGAATTGAAAGAAGATGAAATTCCATATTCAATAGCTGTTTAGATTGTTGGCGGTGAACCATTACTTTTTGTTGATTATATGACCCAAATTATGAATTATATGATAAAGTCTTGTGAAAAGATTAGATTCATATTTAATATTTATACTAATGGCTGTGCAATGACGCCGGAAATTTTGGATAAATTGAGTAAATTTCCCGTAACAATTACTTTTTCTTTAGATGAGGTGGTAAAGGCTGATACTCATAGATTTTATTAGGGGCGCCCAATGAACATCGTGACCATGGAGAAATTAATTGAAGCGCATAATATTTCTCCTGACATGGTTAGAACAAATAGCGTCGTTTCAGAGTTAACTTATAAAGGACTCCCTGAACTATACCATTTTCATAAAGAAAATAAAATATGGAAATGGGGATGGGGATTTATGAGAGCTGATATTCCTGAACACGCTGAGTGGCAATAGGAAAATTTTTAGGAAATGTCTGTTATTTTAGAACAAATTGTACAAGATTCTTTAAGATATCCCTTTATTTTGTATAATATTTTAGAATATGGACAAATTAAAAGAAAAGCAATGACTACTGAAAATATCCCTTTGTATATAAATATGGATGAAACTATTTCCACTTTATCAGGAGATAATTGTTTTAGAGTTCCTATCAGAGATTTTACATGGAAAGATTATTTTTCTACTTTAATTGAATTTCCGGAATTATATTTTTTGAATGACTCTAACCAAGAAGATAATTTAACAGAGTGTATACATTGCCATTATCGAGAAAAGCATTTAAAGGGATTGATGAAACTCCCGCATTCTCAATGTAAATGGTCAATGTTGCTCCGTTATTTTTATAATAAATACTATAAGGAGAAAAGGAATGTCTGATTTAACTTTTTATCCAGGCTCCGTCTTAGTAATTTTAGGGTACCAGTGCACAAATAATTGTTCATACTGTTATCTTAAAAAGAACGGCGCCCATATGGAACAAAATATGTCTTTAGAAACTTTTGAAAAAGCGATAGATTGGTATGAAAAATTCATATCTAATCCTGATCTTCCATATATTCCGTCTATCGCTTTAATAGGTGGCGAACCCTTAAAGTATTGGGATTCTTTAGATTTTGAGAAAAATCTTCCAAGAATTTCAGAAATAGTCCATAAATATGGGAAAGAAATCAGGTTAGTTTCTAATGGCATTCTTTTAACAGAAAAACGGAGGAAATTAATTCGAGATTACGATATTCATATGGATATTTCAATGGATGGTTTTCAAGCTGCGCATGATTTAAATCGAAAGACTAAAGAGGGAGAGCCAACTTGGGAGAAAGCCATGCGCGCAGTACAATGGCTTATGGAAGACGGCAATGATTTGAGAGTTAGAGCAACCGTGGCTCAGAATAACGCGAAAAATCTATTTGAGATGTACCATTTTCTCTATGAGCTTGGTTGCAAGAGATGGGGTATTGAAGTAGATACATTTTCTACCTGGTCGCCGAAAAGAATTTCTTGGTTAAGCGTTGAATATGATAAAGCTGTTGAGCATTATGTCTCTCACTATGATCCAGATAGAAGTTGTTTTTCTTTTGATAGAACTTTAAAGATGTTGGCTCCAAATTTTGTTAATTCAAGTTATATGGATACAAAATTTTTGAGACCGAACTCTATTGCAATTTTGCCGCCAGGGGATATTCAAGTTAATCATAATTTTCCTGTTTGGTCGGATATTGAAACAGCAAAATACTTTGATATTGGTAATATTTTTACCGGTCTTGATGAAGATATTGTTCAAGGATATCTTGATAGATTTGGTTTAATGACAGAATCATCTTATTTCGCCCAGAATGAGGAATCGATATGTAAAACTTGCCCCGCGGCGGGGATTATGTGCCAAAATCCTTGGATTAACAAAACTCTTCCTCGTTCTGTTTGGATTCCAAATCATGATATACAATGTTATGCTTTAAGATTAGTCGCATTGTATGGGGAGAAATATTTGAAAAAATATGGATATAAAAAATAAGATTAACAGCTATACGCTGTATTTAACAAATTGTTGTTAGTTAAATTGTCCGTACTGCTATGAAAAGAGAAATAGAGAGTTAAATGGTAAATATATTATGCCGTGGGAAGATATAAAAGCTATAATTGATTTTGCAAAAAGTAATTATAATGGTGAACAGTTGGAGTTTTCACTATTTGGTGGAGAGCCGCTGTTCTTTCTAAAAAATTAGGTCTTTAAGATTATAGATTATCTAAAGGAAAATTTTTTAGTAGAGCAATTTAGAATTACAGTTATGTCAAACGGACTTAATTTAACTAAAGAACTTATTGAGCATTTAAATGGGTTAAATTGGTTTATTTTAATTTCTTTTGATGGGCCATATGAACTAATTCATGATAATATCCCAAAACCTGCTTTTGATAGAATAGTAAATAATATCACTTCCTTATCTGAAGAAATTCGCACCACACGTATTGGATTAAAAGCGACAATACCAGATGATTTTATAGATTAGATTGATGTTATTTATAACTATCTGAATAGTTTTCATCCAGCTGTAGTGTATTTATCTCCGACGCATGAAATTGATCATTTTAGAATTACACCAGCAATTAAAAAAATTCAAAATAACATTGGTGATACTCGCGATGGATAGATTATCTCTCAAAAGATTAAATTAAAGTCTGGAATAGAATTGTATTTCCGCCGCGGAGAAATTACTTTACTTGGTCATAGTTATCATGTCCCTTTTAATAAACCCGTAGGATGGTTTTAGAATGGGAAAGTCTCTATTAGTTGGACCCTATTGTTAGAAAAAATAAAAACTTTCCCAGGCATTGTTGATGGTCAGCTTTATTTATACCCGGAAGATAAGAATAAATGCTCTACTTGTAAATTAAAAGATAAAATCTGCATCCCATTGGATGGAGAAACAGATCATTTAAATACTACTCAATGCTTGTGGTATTCAACTATTTAGGAGGTTATTTAATGGATTATCCAGAAAGACTATCTATTCATCCGCTCCGAGGTATGGTATTAAATGTTACTGATGCCTGTAATTGTCGCTGTCGTTATTGTTTTACTTCTCCAAATCCTCGAGTAATGGATTTAGATACTGGAGTCCAAGCAGTTAAATGGTTTTTTGATTATAATAGTCAGAAAAACCTTGATAAAAAGGAAAAACTTTCAATTTCTTTCTTTGGTGGAGAGCCTACTCTGAGATGGGATGAATTTATTTATCCATTAGTTCAATATGTTAAAACTTATATTCTTCCAGAATATAAAGACAGATTTGATTTAAGATTTTCTTGTACGACAAATGGCCAATTATTAAATGAAGATAGAATTAAGTGGTTTATTGAAAATAAAGGTAATTTCTTATTATCTATTGATGGAGATAGAGAGACTCAAGAGTTTAATAGACCAAGAGTTGATGGTAAATCAAGTTTCGATCCAGTAAATGAAAACATTGATTTATTATTAAAGTATCAACCAGATATTACTTTTAGAAGTACTTTAATTCCCGAAACAGCTAAAAATGTTGTTCAAGATTACCTTTTTGCAAGAAAAAGAGGATTTCGAAATTGGTTTACTATTCCAAATGTTCGCCAGAGTTGGAATAAAGAAGATCTCGAACTACTTCAGCATAATATGGCATTGATTTGCGGAATTATGCTTAAGGATATTGAAGATGGACAAAATCCTCTTCAATTTAACTGGATCAATAGAATGATTAAAGCAATTATGGTAAAAGCACCTCAAACGCAGCATTATATGAGATGCGGTCTTGGGACAACCTCCATTGGCGTGGCAACAGATGGTAGTTTATGCGCTTGCCAAGAGAATAGCACTTATCATGATTTATCTAATCCATTTTATATCGGTGATGTTTATAATGGGATTGATAAAGAAAGACATCTCGCTCTTTTGAGTAACTTCGATGGATCTCGATGCATCTATTGCAAAGATCACTGTAAGAATTGTCCCATTAACCATATTTGTCAAGGATGGTCATGTCCTTCAACCAATTTCGCAATGACTGGCGACGTTATGGAGAGACCAGAACCAATGTGCGAATGGTTAAAGATTTTGTATTTTGCCTCTGCAAATATGATTTTAAATGCTGCTCAAATTGATAGCAAAAATTTCATTGAATGGGCAAAATTTAATACTGAATTGACGGGAGGTGCAGCGTAATGTCAAGTTGTTCTAATTGTTGTGACACTTGCCAAAATTGTGTAAATTGTAACGATACTTGTGATACTTGCCAAAGTTTTTGTGAATTAGGTAAACAGTTAGCTACACAAAATGGGCTAACAGCTCCTTGGCCAACTTTTGCTAAAAATGATATAATTATTAAAAAATTGCCTCGGGATGTTTTTAATGCGGCAATTGATTATGTTATCGCGGCAGCGGCTTTGGGTACTAAGCAAGACAGCGGTGGTTGGACAGGTGATCATGAAATAAGAGATTTTATATATGCGGATAAAGTCAATGAGTTAATAGAAGGCATTGAATCTCTTGGAGGCGGTACTACTGTTAGTGTAGGCCCTTTTACGAAAGATATAGATATTGTCTACGCTTCGTATTTTACTGCCATTTCAAATGCACTATCAGGACTATTGCTTCATCCAGATGCTTGCGATGAATGTAACATTGAGTGCGATGTAACTTGCGATACTTGTGATACTTGCGATAGTTGCGAAGGGTCTAATAGTTATTGGCCGTCATCTTGGAGCGGTTCATGGAGTGGTTCATGGAGTGGAAGCGGTTGATTGACATAAAAAAATTTTTGTGTTATAATAAATATAGAAAATGAAAAAGAATAAAATCGGTTGAAAGGAGAGTTCTTATGTCTAATCCAAATACAGAGCGCGACATTAAAACTATTTCTTTCGGTCGAGCGTGTAGAGAACGCCTCGGTATGTATCTGTCCTCAGACCAGACCGAGGCGCTTCATCTCGGCTTGAGAGAGATCTATGTAAACTCTCTTGACGCCTTGACCGAAACCAATGCTCCTAAAGGAGTAATTACCATTGAAATCAACTCAAAAATCCATAGAATCACAGTTACAGATGACGGCCCCGGCATCCCCAATAAGAAAAGAGAAGATGGTAACTATTCTCTTGTTGCTGCCTTTACCCTTAGTCATACTGGTAGCCACTTTGATGGGCGCGCTGTAAACTCTATTGGTACTAACGGCGTTGGTGGAAGTATTGTCAATCATACTGCAAATGAATTTGCGGTAAGTTCTAATGATGGCAAGATTTCTGCAATTGCTATATTTGTCTCTGATGATGACGGCGCTAAGCTCGTTAAATACGCTGATAGCAAGGCTGAGGGTAAGACTGGAACAAAAGTGTCTTATGTGCCTGATCCTAAAATTTACGGTGATGCCTGGTTTAATGAGAAGGACCTTATTGCCGAACTGGACGAGATGATGAAGTTCTACCCCAAGTATAAAATCATTCTCAACTTTGACGGCCATAAGACCAATATTGCGCATCCAAACGGTCTGAAAGAGGCAAATACTCGTGTCTATTACGAGTCAGACAACCTTATCATTGCGCTTGGGGTCGGTGAGGGGGGAATTAAACCGTATGGTAATCGTCTCTATCTACCTAATGGCGGCGCCTTCTTTACCCACTTCAAAACTCAGTTCACGAGAATTATTAACGACCTCTCTGGCCTTAAACTGACCGGCAATCAGGCCCAGGCTGTATTTAATGGATATATTGCAATCTTCGTTGCAAATCCGTTGTTCAGTAATCAGTCTAAGACCGCGATCTCCAATAAAGAGGTAAATGTCGAGATTACCGTCGCTCTCAAGAACGAAATGGAGAAGTTCTCCAAAACTAAGGATTGGGAAAAAGTAATCAAGGGCCTCGAAATGGAGATGAAGGCCGAAGAAGCCGCTGAGCGCGCTCGTGCTCGCATTAAGGCGGCTATGGACAAAATCAATAAGCCAAAGCGCACCCTCCAAATCGCTGAAAAGCTGAAGGATTGTATTGCGACTGGCGAAGAGGCTTGGCTCGCAATCACAGAGGGTAACTCTGCTCAGGGCGCCTTGAACAAAGGTCGTGACAATAACATCGTCGCCACATACCCTATTCGTGGTAAGTTCATCAACTGTTTGAAGAATAAACAGGAAGATTACCTCGATAACCAGGAGCTTCAGGAGATCGCTCAAATCTTGGGCGGCGGCCTCTTTGACAAATACAACGCGAAGAAGTTGAAGTATGGCAAAGTCTTGATCGCCGTCGACGCCGATGCTGATGGTAAGAACATCGCTGACTTGCTCATTACCTTCTTCTATGTTTGTATGCCTGAGTTCATTAAAGAAGGTCGACTTTACTGGATGCGCGCTCCTCTATACTATCGTGAGTCTACTCATGAGTATATCTTTACCGAGGAACAGTGGAATAAGGTAAAGAAAAAAGAGGGATTTGTGCGCGCCAAGGGTCTTGGTGAGATGAATGTCGGCGCCATTGAGGAGTCTCTGTTCGGTAAGTTTAAGGTTTGGGAGCAGCTCAAGCCTGGTAACTGGAATGCTTTCTCCAAACTCGTCAATGATTTGATGGGTACTGATGTAGAAACTCGTCGTGATTACCTGTTCGATAAGGTCGATTTTGACCAAGTAACTTTCCTGTGATTGAGGTGATAAGATGAACATTCTCGAAAAGATTTTGGAGGAGTCTTTCCTCGATTATAGTGCATTCGTGCTTCAACGCAGAGCCATTCCTGATACGCGCGATGGTTTCAAATACACCGCGCGCCAGATTCTTCATGCCCAGTTAAGAGAGAAATTGGATGCCAAACATCCTTTTAAGAAGTCTCAGAAGTCTGTGGCTGCGGCGACATCTTTCTCTTATGTGCACGGCGATGCGTCCTGTTATGAGCAGATTATCCGTATGGGGCGTCCTCTGGTTCAGCGTTATTTCCTTGAGGAGTTTAATGGCAACGAAGGTACGATTATTAACTCCAGCGACTATTCTGCTCAGCGTTACACAGAATGTCGCTTAAGTCCTCTCGGTATGGCACTTTTCGATTATTTGAAAGTGCTGCCCAAGGAAAATTGGTCTCCCACATATGATGAGGAAGGAGAGTTTCCTCTTGTTCTGCCTTCAGTCGGGTATTATAACATTTGCAACGGTAGTTTTGGTTCTATCGGTGTTGGTCTGATCAGTTCTATTCCTCAGTTTAACCTCGGCCAAATTAATAGAGCCATCTGTGATCTTATCAGTGATCCTACTATTGAACTTTGCATTCTTCCTGATTTCGCAAGCGGCGGCATCCTGCTAAATCCCAAGACTACTCTTGATAGTCTTAATCGTGGCGAGGGGCGCTCTGCCCTTCTTCGCGGCGTTGTAAAGAAGAATATCAAAGAGAAGTATCTTGAGGTTGTTGAACTTCCATATGGTGTGTATACCAATACCATCTGTGTGGAATTGCAGAAGGCTCTGGATAAAGGCAAGCCGCCCTTCAAGGACTTCAAAGACCTGACTAAGACCAAGGTTCAGATTCGTATTTATACGGATAAATTGGACGAGTGCGAGAAGTGGCTCTATAAGAATACTTCTGTTCAAAAGCACTTTACCATTAAACTTATCATGCTGGACAATGGTAAGAAGCCTCGTCTTTTCACCTTCAAAGAAGCGCTTCTGGCTCATATTGATCATGCTAAGAAAGTTTACAGACTTCAGTTTGAGAGTCAGCTCGATGCGCTGAAATCTCGTGAGGAGATTATCCGCGGTTTAATCCGCGCCCACTCTATCATTGATGACATCATCTATGTCATCAAAGAAGAGTCTACTTCTCGTGCCGATGCCATTAAGAATTTGATTTCTCACTTTGAGTTCACCGAACTTCAGGCAACTGCGATTGTCGATATGAAGCTGCATATGCTGACTAAAATCGACATTACAAAGCTCGAAGGGGAACTGGAGCAGAATTTGATTGACCAGGGCTATATCAATAAGATTCTGTCTGATGAAGAAATCTTCAATACCCATCTGAAAGAGCGGTATATGGAAGTCGCCGATAAGTATGGCGATAAGCGCCGCACTCAGATTTATCATGGAGATGAGTTTGAGAGTCAGCAAGACGGGGAAGTCTCTGATAAGGAATTTATGATTTTTGGCGGCGGCCAGGAATACATGACAGTAACTACTGAAGATCCTCAGACTATTGCCGTAGACATTATGTATAGCTCTCTCATCATTCCTGGCGATGAAGTGATTATCATTACTGATCAGTTCCGCGGCTTTACTCGAAAGTCCAATCAGTTTGTATTGGGTCGTGGAAGATGGAGCGACCTCATTAAGTTGAATGAGGGTGAAAAAGTCATCGCTGTTTATCCCAGACGAGAGATTGAGACCTCACAGTTCGCGATTCTTGAAACCGATACGGGTAAAATCGCCGTTCATCAGTCTTATATCCTTACCGGCGCGAGCACAAGGGGCAAGAAATTGGTATCCAAAAAGTTGCTGGTACAAGATGTAGAGCTGAGCGACAGTCATGAAGGATTGCCCCAAATTCGGTAACAGCTGTTCGTTTCGCTTGCAATAAAAAAATTTTTATGGTATAATATAAGTAGAAGATGAAAGGAGGCACAAAATGATTATTGCCTTGGTAATCGCACTAATTGTTTGTGTCGCCCTCATCGTTCTACTTGCAAGTAAGAATGCTTTCTTAAAAGGAAAAGTGATTACTTACGAAGCGCGAACAGTAATTCTGGATGAAACTGAAAATTTGTAGAAAAAGAACGCAACTCTTGAAGATTAGTGGGTTAAGCTATCTGCTAAGACTTCAGAGGCCGCGGCAGCGTTTGAAGAAATGAGCGGTAAAGTATCTGAGGCCGCCGCGAAACTTGATGTTCTTAACTATCAAATAAGTCAGGCTCAGGATTAGCGGCGTGAAGTAGAACTTTAGGCGACAAAGGATTTGGCGGCCGAAAGAGAGGCACGCCGCACAGAGTTTGAAAATCAGTTGGCGAAAGAGTTTTAGGAGATCCAAAAGAGTCATCCTGCTCAGCTACTGAAGGACGAACTTGATTAGCTTAATTCTGAGATTAAGTAGGCAAAGGAAACTCTTCGAATCCAGCAAGAACAAGCTCTTCAAAAGGAGCAGCAAGAAGAGTTCTTTGCCACTCACTCTGTTAATTTGACAGAGGGAGAGAAAGCCGACATCACAAAGATTATGGACTTTGCTCCACAGTTGAGTAGATTTGAGGCTTTCTGTAAACTTGTATGGACAGAATACTATCAGAAACCCCTTCAAAAACTCTGTAAAGAGTTGGGCGCTGATAAGATTACTGGTATCTACAAGATTACTGCTCAAGATGGTCGTTGCTATATCGGCCAGGCGCTCGACATTGGCTCTCGCTGGAAAGAGCACATGAAGTGCGCTTTGGGGATTGGGACTACTGGTTACATGACTAATAAGTTCTATCGTACCATGCACAAAGAAGGTCCTGAGAACTTTACTTTCGAAGTTCTTGAAATTTGCCCAAAAAGCAAGTTGGATGAAAGGGAACGCTACTGGATTGAGTTCTATAACAGCACTGTTTATGGATTCAATACCAAGATTGGAGGGTAATGCCCATGACCTTTCATTGGATTACATTGAAGCCACTTTCTTTACAAATCCTTCGATACATCGCCGACCATGACGGCGAAAAGGCTTCAGAACTTGCGGAAGGGCTTGGCTTGTCAACGAAACAAGTTGATGCGGCTGTGACAAAAAGTCTTGTGCGGCATGGGCTTGTAATTCGTGAAGCTAAGCTGACGCGATTACAAAAGAAGGATTACAACATCATTAAAATTACAGAACGAGGTAAGAATTATCTTACTTGGCTTTCTGAACAGGCCCAGGGCGAGCCATAATCGCCCTTCTATTTGCTCCGGTGGTGGAACTGGCATACACAGCAGACTTAAAATCTGCCGCCCGAGAGGGATTACGGGTTCGATTCCCGTTCGGAGCACCATAATATTGGGGAGTAGCGTAACGGCTAGCGCGGCGGTCTCTAAAACCGCTGGAGTGGGTTCGATTCCCACCTCCCCCGCCATATAGCGGGTTCGTCTAATGGTAGGACGCCGGTCTCTAAAACCGTTATTCCCTCTGAAGGGGTTGTCTGGGTTCGAATCCCAGACCCGCTGCCATTTATCCTTTATTAAGGATGTGACTAAAAGGACAAATATCTTTAAGAAAGGACAGAAAATAAATGCAAGTAATTAAACGCAATAAGTCTTTAGAGGAATTTGATAAGGATAAGATTTATAAAGCCGTAATGAAAGCCGCCATCGCAACTGACCAGGAGAACTTTGACTATGAGGCTCACGCCATCGCTGATGACATTGAGCAGATGTTGAAGGCCACTGGGGAAGACAAGATCGATATTGAGCAGATTCAAGACCTCATTGAAATCGACTTGTACGCCATCGCGGAAGCTCCCGAGACAGCTAAGGCTTTTATCTTGTTCCGTGAGAAGCGTAAGCAAGAGCGTGACAAAGCAAATCGTTACGCAAACATGATTCGCTCTCGTGCCCTCACTCCTGATGAGGCCAATTCCAGAGCAAACGCTAATCTCGATGAAAACTCCTTTACTGGCCGTATGTATGAGGCAAATGAGGCGCTGTGGAAGGAGACAGCGCTTGACGAGTTTATGCCAAAGGAGATTGCTGATCTTCACAATAAGGCAATCCTCTATCAGCATGACCTTTCTCGTTTTGCCATCGGCCAGCATAACTGCCTGACAGTGTATTTTGATTACATCTGGGAGCATGGTTTCCAGACTCGTCAGGCTACTCTGCGTCCACCCTCTCGTTTTGCATCTGCTTGTCAGCAGGTTGCCGTAATTTTCCAGGTGCTTAGCCAGCATCAGTTCGGTGGTATTGCTTCTGGCCATATTGACCGCGACTTGGCTCGTTTCGTTGATATGAGCCGCCAGAAGCTGATTAAGAAATACCAGAATATTGGCCTTTCAAAAGAGCAGGCAGATGCCCTTGTGAAAAAAGACCTGGAGGATGAAGTGCACCAGGGATGTGAAGCTCTCATTCATAACCTCGCTACTCTGCAATCTCGTCCTGGCGCCCAGCTGCCATTTAGTTCTCTGAACCTTGGCCTGGATACATCTGAGGATGGTCGCATGGTTTCTCGCGGTATTCTTGAAGCAATGATTGAGGGCGTTGGGCCTCATCATCAGACTCCTCCTTTCCCCATTCTTTGCTTCCAGGTAAAGAACGGCGTGAATAAGAAGCCTACCGATCCCAACTACGACCTTTATCGTCTTGCTATCGAGTGTGCTGCTCGCCGCCTGACCCCCAATTTTGTCAACTGCGATTCTTCTGTTTGTCATGAGAATCCAAATGACCCCGATACCGAGCTGACTGCTATGGGTTGTCGTACTCAGATGGGTCGCGACATTTACAGCGAGGGTGATCCTTACAATCGTATTGGCCGTGGTAATCTGGCTCCTGTGACAATTATTCCTGTTGAGCTTGGTATCAAGTATGGTGTTGTGACAGGTAAGCGCGATAAGCCTGACCTTGAGGGCTTTGAGCACGCTTTCGATTATCTTCTGAAGAAGGCCGAAGAGTCTCTGCTTATTCGTGCCAATATCATGTTTAAGCAGAAGATGAAGGTTGCATACGAAATGTATGTCAATCATGTCTGGAAGGGCACATATAATTACGATGACGAGGCTTCTGTCTATGAGGTATTGAAGCATGGTACTCTCGTTATCGGCGTCCTTGGCTGGGCCGAAACTCTTTGTGCTTTATTTGGCAAGCATCATGGTGAGTCCAAAGAGGCTGAAGAGTTCCTCATGAAGATGGAGAAGAAACTCAATGCTTACGCCGCAGAGTGCACCGAGCGCAATAAGCTGAACTTCGCCGCTTACCACACTCCTGCTGAGAACCTTTGCTATACTGCAATGACCAAGTTACAACAGCGTTGGGGTAAGGAGCTGAAGAATGTAACTGACCATGAGTATGTTACAAATTCTATCCATGTCCCTGTTTGGTATGACATCGATGTATTCGATAAACTGAAGGAAGAGGCTAAGTTCTCTAAACTTGCCACTGGAGGTAATATCGTTTATGTAGAGTTTGATACAACTGCTGTCCACAATCTTGACGCGGTGGAGCAAGTCATTAACTTCGCTATGGACAATGACATCCCATACTTTGCTTTTAACTTCCCTCTCGATGAGTGCACTGTATGCGGATACTCCGGCGAAATCCCTGCTGGCGGATGCCCCGAGTGTGGAGCACCAGACGAAGCAATTAATAGACTTCGCCGCGTAACTGGTTATATTACTTCTGACTATCGCCGCGCTTTCAATGCGGGTAAACAGGCAGAAGTAAGAGACCGTGTGAAGCACACACATGGAAAGGAAGTTGAGTTGGATTGAGAATTGCCAAGATCGTAAATAACGACCTGGCAAATGGCCCCGGAATACGAACATCTATCTTCGTTTCCGGGTGCCCAATCCACTGTCCAGGTTGTCATAATCCTGAATTATAGGATTTTCATGTTGGAACTACTCTTTCCGAGCATTTGATTGATAAGGTTATTGCCCTCCTTAAAGTTGACGGTATCAAGCGTGGACTTTCCATTCTTGGAGGAGAGCCTCTGGCTGATGAGAACATTCCCGGCCTCGCATATCTTTTATTGAGAGTGCGCGAATCTCTCCCAGATTGCGATATTTGGGTATGGACGGGATATACAATGGAAGACTTGATAAACCGTCATAGTGACCCCTTGACAGAAAAAAATTTTTATGATATAATAAATACAGTAAATGTGATAGTGGATGGGCCTTTTGTAGAAGCTCAAAAACCTGGTGAGCATCTCTGGAGAGGATCCGGAAACCAACGCTTGCTGAAAATGGAGAATGGTCACTACACAAAACTTTAATACCAGGAGGTAAAAACTATGGATATGGGAATTGATAACATTCAGATTTAGTTCCTTGGCGGCGGCTATCGTAAGGAGCTGCCTCAGCCCGAAGAAGTCCTTCTCTGGCATCAAATCGCTAATCGCGAATTTTGGTTGGATGAGGGTGAGATTACTTGGGACAATACTGCATGGTTGATGCAATATCTTATGTATTTGAATGAGCACGAGGCTGACGATATGACTCCTATCAAGCTTCATATTATGTGCCCCGGCGGCCATCTATATGTGATGTTTGCTCTCTATGATGTTATCAAGAACAGTAAGATTCCGGTTTATACCTATAACGAGGGTATTTGCCATAGCGCCGCTTTTCTGATTTATCTGGGCGGCCAGAAACGCTTTATGCGTCCTAACGCTGTGTTCTGTGCTCATGAAGGTTCTGCTATGCAGGGCGGCACATATCGTGAGAGTAAGGCAGCAATGGCGCAATATGACATTGAAGTCACCCGTATGAAAGAACTGATTGCCGAGGAGACGAATATGGATCTGGATTTCTTGAACCATAAGTTTGAGCAAAATTCTGATTGGTATATCCGTCAAGACGAGGCGAAAGAACTTGGAATTTTGAAGGAGTAATACAATGAGCAAAGTTTTGATGCGCAGAACTGAGATTTGGCGAGTCGATACTGAGAAAGAGGCTCAAGAGATTATCGACGAAGCCGCAAAGGAGGGCGACCTCACTAAGAAGATTATTGAGGTCAAACAAAAGAAGTCAAAGGGACAGGTTGTTGACGAAAACCTGAAGGTAACTACTCAGGTAGATTTTGCCGGCCAGTGGCCAACAGAGGAGGATGATGACTGATGGTTGTACTTGAGCCCAGTGTAGAGATTCTGAATAAGAATCTCGACGGTGTAGCAATGGCATAGCTCATTGAAGAGGCTGGTCGCACTTGCTACAAAAGTGAGGATAAGATCACGGAGGATTCCTATGACAAGTTTATCAGAGGAATTATTAAAAGAGGCCACGAGTCAGTTATTGAGCACTCCTCAATCACGGTACGGATTACTACTGATAGAGGGGTCACCCACGAAATTGTACGGCATCGTATCGCCTCTTATAGTCAGGAATCAACAAGATACTGCAACTATGGGACTGATAAGTTTGGTGGCGGAATCGCTGTCATTAGACCTTCTACCATTCCAAGTGGAACTCCTGCGTATGATGTTTGGCTCGACGCCATGCATTCAGCTGAGGACAAATACATGGCTCTACTTGCCAATGGATGCACCCCTCAGCAGGCCCGTGCCGTGCTTCCAAATTCGTTGAAAACAGAGATTGTGATGACCACTAATATCCGTGAGTGGCGTCACTTCTTCGCCCTTCGTTGTGCGCCCGCCGCGCATCCAGACATGAGAGAGGTTGCTCTCTTGACACTTGCTCTTTTCCATGAGAACATTCCTTTGTTCTTTGATGACTTGTACGAGCAATACAAGGAGGACATTGAGAAACTGTGAAAATCCTTTCCTTTGACCAAGCAGCCAATGTAAGCGGCTGGTCATATTGGGAAGATGAAGTTCCGGTTAAATGGGGTACTGTTGAGCCGTCGCCAAAGACCTTGCGCGGCGGCCAACGCCTCCATAGTCTTCGAAAGCAGTTCGAGGACTTAATCAAGGAATTTAATCCCGATATGATTCTCATTGAAAATCCTGTCGGCGGCGAAGAAGACAAGCGCGGTGGTCCAGAGAATAACTGGAAGACAATGCAAACGCTTTGTCAAGTACAAGGCGTACTTCTTGAAGTAATTGCCGCCCATCGAAAAAAAGTGGAGATTATCTCCCCCTCCTCTTGGCAAAATACTTGTGGTATTCATAAGCGTTCAAGAGATGAGCGTAAAGCCGGTGCCCGCAAGTTTGTTGAGAATTATTATGGTCTCTCCGATGTAATTCAAGACGTGGTAGACAGTATTTGTATTGGCTATCACTACATTCGTGAGAATGGCCTTGAAAGGAGTGCTTTCTAATAGAAATCAGACAAATCGCTCCTTCCATCGACATTTCAAAGTTCGGTAGGAAGCTCTCGCCAGTAGAGTAGGTTCTGGCAAATCGAGGAGTATAGGACATTGACGGCTTCTTTGATGTAAGTTGGGAAGATGTTCAATCTCCATATGACCTCGATTATATCAAAGAGGCTGCAAATAAAATCCGTGAACACGTTGAGGCAAATCATAAGATTGCTATTCTCGTAGACGTGGATATGGATGGATATACCAGCGCGGCGCTCTTAATCAATTATATTCGGATGCAACAGAAATATGGAGACTGGGTAGACTGTTCTCCAGAGATCATTCACATTCTGCACACAGGTAAGATTCACGGTCTTGACGATACTGAGGTTATGGATAAGGTGCTGAACACTATTAAACCCGACCTATTCGTTATCCCCGACGCAAGCGGTAATAATAAACAGTATCAGGCCCTCACCAGTGCAGGGATTGATGTAGTAGTGCTTGACCACCACGACATGAGCGAACGTGGCGACGGCGAGAAGGTAATCGTGGTTAATAATCAGCAGTCCTCTCGGTACAAGAATAAGGACCTGAGCGGCGTGGGCGTTGTATATCAGCTTTGCCGCGTGTTTGACGATATGCTTTCTTTTGTTTGCGCCGACAACTATCTCGATATTGTAGCACTCGGTCTTGTGTCCGATGTTATGGATCTTCGTTCTGCTGAGACGCGCTTCTTGGTATTTGAAGGTCTGAAACCCGAGAATCTGCGTTCTTATTATCTTGAATACGCGAAGTTCGCCAACTATAAGATTTAGAATGTAGATTTGACCCCTCATGTGGTTTCTTTCTATGTGGCGCCACTCTTTAATGCGGTAAACCGTATCGGTAGCATGGAAGAGAAAGAGCTGGTATTCCGTTCACTTCTCGATGATGATTCGAGAATGAAAGTGTAGGATGGCGCCCGTGGCCATACTGGTGAAGTTGATCTAGTTGTCGAGATGACAAGATAGGCTAATAACTGCAAGTCCAGACAGAAGCGCCGTGTCGATAAACTTGTGGCTTTGATTCACGATTTGGTTTCTGAAGAGAAGCTTTATGAGAAGAAAGTTATCCTTCTCGCAATCGACGACTTCGATAAGGAGTGGCGCGCTCTCACTGGATTGGTCGCCGGCTCTATGGCTGACTACTATCAGCGCCCCTGCATTTTGACCTTCCTCGGCGATGATGGTGCTTACTATGGTTCTCTGCGTTGCCCTAATAATATGCCCGCCTTTGAGCATTTTAAGGACGACTGTAACGCCAGCAAGTTAATCAAATACGCAAGTGGGCATCAGCAAGCAGCAGGTATTGCCTTTGAAGCAGATGCGGTAAAGGCGCTCGAAAAGTATTTCGAGGAGAAGTACGCCGATGTTGATACCTCAACTGCATATATGGTTGACTTTATCATTGACGCCGAAGATTCCGAACTTCCCGATATTATTGCAGAACTTGCAGATTACTCCAATTATTGGGGATAGGGTATTAAAGAGCCGCTCATTGCAATTACAAATGTTAAGATTGCATAGAGCACTCTCTCTTTGGTTGGGCCAAAGAAGAATACTCTCAAGATTCAGTTACCACATGATTGCGTTGCAATCAGTTTCTCCTCTTCTCCAGAGGAATATGACTCATTGTGCTTGCCTTATGATGGGCAAACAGAGCAGTATTATGTCGGCACTGTGATTGGTTATGATGCGGAACTTAATACCTTCCGTTATCAGACTACGCCACAGGTGAAAATTAAAGACTACGCGGTTGTTGATACCAAGTATGACTTTTAATTTTGGTTGACATAAAAAAATTTTTATGGTATAATAATTATAGAAAATGAGAAAGGAGTTAAGTTTCCGTGGTAAACATTTTTGACATTCCTGTGAAAGATACTATCAATGCAAGCATGAAGTCAAAGTCTTTCATGGTCGTCGGAAAATCCAAATCCGGAAAGTCCACTCTCGGCTCTCAGGCTCCTCGTCCTATCTTCCTGATGACCGAGAATGGCGGCGAAGGTTTGACAGGTTTTACTCCGGTGCCTATCGGCTCTTGGGCAGACTTCAAGCAGGCAGTAATCCAGCTGTGTATGCCCCAGGCTCGTGAGAAGTTCGATACCGTTGTAATCGACACCTACACAAACCTCATTCTTCTGCTCGATAAGTATGTGGGCCAGAAGTTGTCCACTGATAAGAGCACTTTGGATTTCGGTTCCGACGCTGATTACGGCAAGGGCACAAAGGCCATGCGAAACGAGCTGGGCATTCAGCTCCAGAAGTTGGCAAATCAGGGGTACATTCTTCTGAACATCGTCCATGCCGAGGATAAGACTGATTTCCAGACTCAGAAGCAGTACATTGGTACTTCTCTCAGTCCCGGTTTGTACGGCGTTGCCGAAAAGTTCGTTGACCAGATTATCTATCTGAAGCGCGAGCGTAATAAGGACGGTACTTTCTCTCACAAGATTTACTTCAATCCCAAGGGCGGATTTGAAGGAACCGGTGGTCGTTGGACACCTGATGTTGATTCCATTGATTGTTCTTACGACAATCTGGAAAAGGTCATGGTTGCGGCCATTGAGAAGAGCGCCGAAAAGCAGGGAGCTAAGGCCGTCGAAGCGGCTGGTCCCAGCGTAACCATTCAGACTGAGGATGAGAGAATCCTTGATTTCCCTGCCCTCAAGACCGAGTTTGACCAGCTCACAAAGGACTTGATGGCGAAATATCCCGAAGATGGAGCCGACAGAGTTCGTGCTATCATCGAAACTGTTCTTGGCCCCGGCAAGAAAGTCGGCGCCCTCCAGCCTCATCAGGCAGAGCTGTTGGCTGAAGTAAATACCTCTCTGAAAGCAAATCTTGAATAAAAGGAGATTCAAACATGAAAAAGTTTAATCGTGTAAATCTGTCTGGTCGTCTCGCTGGCTACGAGCTGAATCGTGGTACTACCAAGAATGGCGACGATTTCATCAACGGCACCATTTCTCTGATTGTTGACGAGAATGGCACTACCGTCGATAAGATTCGTGTCTTTGCCACTCCTGTGTGGAAGAAGTCCGGTAAGGCCAATGGTAACTATACCATGCTCGATAAGATGGAGCAGGGTGAGTTCCAGGTCGGCGCTGATAACGGTGAGTGGCTGGCTATCCAGGGCACTATCGACATCAGCTACTTCCCTCCCCGCAATCCCGATCCCAATGATCCCGAGCCTGCTCGTTCTCAGCGCGTAAACGCCACTTTCATCAACGCCAATACCAAGAAGGTCTACCAGAACACCTGGAGCTGCGACTACCTGATGACCAACATCCGTGAGATTGAGGCTGATCCCGAGCGCAATCTGGACCGTTATGTCCGCGTTCACGGCTATGTGGTTGACGAGTACAACGAGGTCCTTCTCGAGGCTGAGTTCGATGTTCGTAAGGAGGCGGCTATCAACTACTTCCTGGGCCTCCAGGCAAGCGAGGATATGCCTTACTTCGTGTCTGTCGGCGGCGAGATGACTATGGTTGTCCGTTCCGTGACTATCCCCAACGCCATCGGCGACGATGAGCACCGCGAGTTCACCAATCTGCGTTGGTGCGTGACTCGCATCAATCCTACTCCCTACACCTTCGGCGATGAGGCTGACATTACCGTTGACCAGTACAACGAGTTCAAGGCCAACCTTCAGGAGAAGAAGGCCGAAGCCATGAAGGACGACAAGGAGCCTGACCTCGCGTTCTAATTAACTGAAAGGAGAAGAAGTCAATGACATATGAGGAAAAGATTGCTTTACTCAATGGAGACGACTTCTTCTCCTTTTTTGAGTATATGAGAGCGCAACCTCGATGGGTCAACAGTGCCGGTAAGCGTGCAATACAGCTTATCGGCCTGTGCCATCATGGTGAGAATCATTCAGCGTTATTTGACCCATCAACTCTGAAAGTCAACTGTTTTAGTGAGTGTGGCGGCGGTATGCTGCTCCATACTTGGGTCAAGCGAGCACTTGACTTGCCTGATCCAGAACTTGCTAAGCAGTTCATTGAAGATTACATCGCAGGGCAGCGAATTGATTTAACTGGACGCGTACCAATCAGTGTTGACTTTGGTTTTACGGAGCGGCCTTTTAAGATTGAACATATTGAACCAGTTGAGCCAATTCGTCAAGATATTATTGATGAACTTTATGAAACTCAATTTACTCAAGCGCCAGATGTTATGAGAAAGTTGAGATGGCATACAGAAGATAAAATTGATGTTGACATCATGTTGAAATATGATGTTGCATACTTTCCTCGAAATGGAACAATTATTCTTCCTCATCATAATATCAATGGTAAAATAGTTGGTTTGTATGAGCGCAGTTTCAGAATGTTGCGAAAAGACTTCTACAAACTCTATCCTGGAGCGCCATTCCAGGCCGCGATGTGGTTTCCAAGAGCAAAATATGTCCCTCTCGTAAGAGATGAAAAATATAGGGAGATGTTGGCCAATGAAGAAAAAACTTCTTGGAGTTTCGCTAATAGCCGCAATTTGTATGGGTTGCACATTGCTGCTCCTTACATCAAAGAAAGCGGGAAAGCGATCATATTTGAGGGTGCCAAGTCGGTAATGCTTGCGCATCAGTGGGGCATTAAGAATTGTGTTGCCTCACATACCTTCGGGTGTCACTTCAACCATATCAATATGTTGTATGAATGTGGCGCGAGAAAAATCTTCTTTGCTTTTGACAAGCAATACAAAGAGCAAAGTGACGAAGACCATGACTGGTATCTCTATAATAAGAGAACAACTGGCATGGCGGCAAAAATAAAAGATGAAGGTGGGCTTCAGTGTTATAGGATTATTGATATTCCAAATACTGGAGTGCCGCTTGACCATAAAGACGCACCAGTAGATAAAGGTAAAGAGAAGTTCTTGGCACTACTGGAAGCCGCGCATAAAAGTCGTCCTCTCTGGCCGGAAGAGCCACAAGATTTGGGCGAAATGCCAAGAAGAACCAACTTTGTTAAAGATGAAAGAGTCTCGCAAGTTGCATTAAAATTGCAAAATAGTGATACGGTAGGTGATACAATTTGGTCCCTTTTACACCCGAACAGCGAGCAGTAATGGATTATGTTCTGGAGCAAGTTCACGATCCTAATGGGCATAATACCATTATCTCTGGTTCTGGCGGAACAGGTAAGACAACAGTAATCTGTGAGCTTATCTGTCAACTTCTCAGTGAAGGATATGCAGTTGCAGTTACTGCAATGACAGGCAAAGCAACCTCAGTTCTCCGAAATAAAGTCTGGAAGGCGATTGAGGAAAAAGAACTGGAGTTTGACAAAGATAAGCTCTGCATTGAAACTGTGACGAAGATTACGAAGAAAAGTACCGTCTTGGGCACAACTTCTGATGGAAGCACTAAGTTCACAAATACTTGGCGTGACCCGAGGACGTTTCCATATGATGTTCTGTTTGTTGACGAGCTTTCTATGGTGCCGCAGTTCATCTCTCAATGGTGGATGATGACCAATGCGAGAGTCATTGGCTGCGGCGATGAATGTCAACTTCCAGAAGTCAATACATCAGAAGTAGCAAACGACCTTAATTCTTTTAGACATGACCTTCATGTATCTAAGATGAATTACACTTCTGGATATGGTGTCAAGGTTTTGAAAAGTCTGGCGCATCTCCAGCTGCATAAGGTATTGCGGTCTGATAACGACATTGCCTTACTGTGCGGCGATTTGAGAGATTTCACTCAATCTAAACAGCAACTTCTCTCTCGTATCAAGTATTGGGCAGAGAAATCTCCAGATATTTCATACGGAACTTCTAAGGCCGAGATTGAGACCGACCCCGAATGGCAGATTATCTGTTATACCAATAAACTGTGTGCAGAAATCAATGAACATCTTTGTATTGGCGGAGACCGTTATCCAGATCTCCACGACAAGATTCTTCTGTATGACAATATCAATCCCCTGGGCATCTATAATGGCGATGTTATGTATTTTGCCGATTTGCTGGATGCGATTGAGCACGCAAAGAACCGCAAGCGCCCAATCTATGTTTGTGTGAAATGGCAAAATCGTATGCCCAAGTCCAGCGGCAATATTTGGGAGCAGAGATTTGCGGCTCAATACATTGCCTATAATAATGCTCTTAGAGAAGCATCTGAAGAGCGTTGGAAGATGGCTCATACAATTATTGAGAATGCTTCTTTGAGTGAGGAGCAGAAAGATCAATATATTGTTGACCTTGATAAAATTGGTCTGTCAAAGACCAATAAAGAAGATGCTCTCGTTGATTTTGTTGAAAAGATGACAAGGATTGATAGAGACACAGCAAATCTTCTGGTTGACCATCTTCCTCCAACACCCCAGCTCTATTTTGTGAATATTGGTTATGGTTATGCCATCACTACTCACAAGAGCCAGGGCTCTGAATACGAGAATGTTTGTTATATTCTTGAGCGCTTTGATAAGCCGCTCCTGTATACTGGCCTTTCAAGAGCCAAGAAACGACTTAAAGTCGTAAATATCACATCTACGAAGTAAAAGGAGATGAGTGAATGTACTTTGGTTGCCACAATCATACTGAATACAGCAATATTACAACTGGTCTGGACAGCATCAATAAGCTGGAAGATCTTGTAAATAAAGCCAAAGAGTTCGGTATGCGCGGTATTGCCATTACAAATCACGATAATCTCTCAGAAGTCATTGAAATCAATCGTATGCAAAAGAAACTGCGCGACGCCGGTGATGATTTCGTTCTTGCCATTGGCAACGAGATTTACCTCGTCGATAGCTATGACCCTGACGATAAGCAGAGAGAGAAATATTATCACTTCCTGCTGATTGCCAAGGATAAGATTGGTTATCAAGCTCTGATTGAATTATCGACTCGCGCGTGGTATCGTTCAACTGTCAAGTGGGGCAAGCGCAGAGTACCTACTCTTAAATCTGACATTGAGGAGGTTATGGAGTGGGCGCGCGGTCATGTGGTTGCTTCTACTGCCTGTCTGGGCGGCGAGTTCCCCACTTTGATTAACAATGGAGAATACGACAAAGCAGAGCAATTCATCGAATGGTGCAATAATCAGTTTGGTAGCGAAGATTTTTATATTGAGCTTCAACCTTCTGATAGTAAGGATCAAACTCTTTTTAATCAACGCGCTGTTGACTTTTATAACGGCCGGGCGCAGTTCATCATCACAACCGACGCGCACTACCAGAATGTAGAAGATTTCCCGGTCTTCGAAGCATTTCTGAGAAGCAAACAAGAGGATCGTGAAGTTAAAGAGTATTATACTTTCGCCAGAATGATGGATGAAAGAGAAATCTATGAACTTATGGATAAAATGGATATTCGCCCGCAGTTTGTAGACAAATGTTTTCTGAATACTCTTCATATCGCCGATCAGATTGAGTTCTATGATTTGGCGCAAGATCCCCGTATTCCTAAGGTTGAATTGCCACTTATCAATGTTGGCTTTACTGCCGAACAAGTTAATGATTTGGCTAAATATCCCACTCTCTGGTGGGCGACTCACGAAAAAGACTATCAGACTTATTATTGTGCGATGTATTGCCTTAAAAGTCTGATGGAGCGAGGCAAATGGAATGAAGAATACCTTTCGCGTTTAGAGGAAGAGTTCGATACATTCAAGTTCCAGTCGGAAGCGTTCAACGACAACTTTTTCGCGTACTTTAATACTATGCAGCATTTTCTTGAGCTGGCTTGGAGTATTGATTGCGCTGTTGGTCCCTCCAGAGGTTCTGCCTCCGGCTCTCTCCTCTGTTATCTTATGGACGTGGTTCAGTGTGATCCTATTCAGTACGGCCTCTACTTTTGGCGATTCGCTAACAAAGTTCGTACTTCTCCTCTGGACATTGACACTGATTTTCAACCTTCTAAACGTCCTGAACTTTTTGCCGCAATAAGAAAAGAACGCGGCGAACTGGGTATGACCCAGGTAGCCACATATCGCAAATTGACCTTGAAAGCGGCTATCGGCAATGCCGCTCGTGGTTACAGAAGTGAAGAATTTCCCAATGGTTTGGACAGCGATATTTCAACCTATCTCTCCAGCCTTATTGAGATTAAGCGTGGCTTCGTTGCAACGCTCAAACAGACTCTTGAAGGCGATGAGACAACAGGATATTCTGTCAACCACAGTTTTATCAAGGAATGTAATCAGTATCCCGGCCTTTTGGACATTATCAAAAAGATTGAGGGTCTAATCGTCGGGTCAGGAACGCACGCTGCTGCCGTGATTTTGTTTGACGACCAAGACCGTTTAACTAATCATTGTTCTCTTATGCGTGCGCCGAACGGCGATATGTGCACAGCCTTAGACCTTCATACAGTGGAAGAGGCTGGATGTTATAAGTACGATTTCCTTTTGCTGTCCACGCTTGATATTCAGGCCGCGTGCTTTGATTTGTTGAAGAAAGATGGTTTGGTTGATAAGGATTTAACACTCAAACAGTGTTTCCGTAAGTATATCAATCCCAATACCATTGATTTTAATAATCCTGAAATCTGGGCGAAACTTTATAATAATGAAGTGCTCTCTGTATTCCAGTGGGATGCCGCTTCTGGTCGTAAAGGTATCCTGGCAACTCATCCTCATAATCTTGCAGAGCTTACTTCTGTCAATGGTCTGATTCGTCTGATGACTCAAGAAGGCGAAGAGGACCAGATTGAAAGATTCTGTCGTATCAAAGATGACCCAGAGTCTTTTGAAGAGGAAATGGTTAAAGCTGGATTGAGCGATGAACAGCGTCACATTATGCACCAGGAACTCGACAGATACAATGGATGCGCGGCGACGCAGGAAAGTTTCATGGTATTGAGCCAGTTATTGGCTAAATACACATTGAAGCAAGCTGATGCACTTCGTAAGACTGTCGCGAAGAAGAAAATGAATGAGATTACCAAGCAGAAAGAGTTGTTTTACTCTCAATGCGAAGGTACTCAGGAGGTAAAGGATTATCTATGGAAGGTAGTAATTCAGCCGTCTCTCGGATATGGCTTCTCCCTCAATCATGCTCTTCCTTATTCTATCATCGGCGTCCAGTGTATCCTTATGGGTGATATCCTCTTCCCGCCCATTTATTGGCAATGCGCTTGTCTCCTTCAGAGAAGCGGAGCACTTGATGGCAAAGGCGCCAACTACAACAAGATTGCCAAAGCAGTTGCTACATTGGTAAGTCAAGGAGTAAATATTACTCCTATCGACATCAATGTAAGTGAGGCAGATTTCTCTGTTGATAGCGAAAACAATACCATTCACTATGGTTTGGCTGGCGTGAAGGGCCTCAAAGATAAGGTTATGGCCAAGATTTTCGAGCTTCGCCCATTCGAATCTTTGCAGGATTTCATTGAGAAAACTGCCGCTGATGTCACTTCAATTGTGACACTCGTAAAGGCTGGAGCCTTTGACAGATTCGGTCTGAGATCAGATATAATCAAGGAATTGGCAGAGATTAAAGCTGATACGAAGAGCCGACTGAATGGTCAGAATCTACTTATGATTAGTAGACTTGGCCTTTGGCCGCAAGATACTAAGGAGTTAAAGTTCTCTCAAAGAATTTTCAACTTCACTCATTATATGAATCAGTTGAAAGCGGCAGAACAGAAAAAACTCGGCGAAAAAATTGACTATTATCCAATCAATAAAACCTGTCTTGATTTTCTTAATGAAATCGAATATGATACAGGTTGTATTGAGGAAGAAAATCATTTCCCTACTCTTTACTGGAAGTCTTACTTCGATAGTTGGATGCTTCATATCAAGAATTATCTTAAAGAGCATCAAGAAGAAATGCTTAAGGCCGTCAATGATAAGCAAATCTCTGATTGGCTTGAAAAGTATTTCAATAAGGAGCAAGGTTATGCCGAATGGGAGATTGAAACTATGGGCCTTTGTTTCCAGGAGCATCCTATGGTTCATATCAATAACATCTCCAACTTTGATGACTTGCCGACTGAACCTGAGGTTGGCAGTCTGTATAAGGTGCCGAGCGGCCGAGTAGTTCCCATTTATAAGCTGACAATGATTGCCGGCTATGCCATTGCAAAAGACAAACTCCATAGTTCAATTACTTTGCTAACTGCTACTGGTCCTGTTGAAGTGAAATTCCGTAAGCAGCAATTCGCATCTTACGATAAGCAGGTTTCAAAAGTAGTGGATGGTAAGAAGAAAGTAGTTGAAAAGAGTTGGTTGAATCGTGGCGTTGCTCTGATTATTCACGGTATGCGTCAAGACGATATTTTCGTTGCTAAGACCTATAAGAATAGTCCTATGCGCCACACAGCATATAAGATTACAAAGATTCTTCCTACTGGTAAGTTTGAAGTCCAGAAGGAAAGAAAATCTGGAACATTGGAGGATAGCAACGAAAATGACGACTGATAGAACTTCTTCTTCTTATTATGACCGAGATGGGCTTCCCATTGAGCCTGGCGAGGAGTATATTGAACACGCCATTCTGACAGTACCTAATGATGACCCTGTGAATCATCCTTCCCACTATACCAGTGGGAAGTATGAGGTCATTGATATTATCGAAGACCAGCTCGGCCCTGATGGTATCCGTGGTTTCTGTCTTGGCAATGCTGTTAAATACATTTGCCGCGCAGGAAAGAAAGATCCCGCTAAGACTCGGCAGGACCTTGAAAAAGCGATTTGGTACATCAATCATTATCTGGAGGTCATGCCCAAGTGAGACAAGAGTTTATCCAATGGTTGAATCTCTGCTGGAATGACTTCTATGAGGTATGGTCACCAGAAGATTGCGAACAGCATATTGTAAAATATGGGCCGTCCAGTGATGTCGATAAGTTCATTACTCTTATCAATCGTCTTTATGGATGCCGCGCTCAAGATTGCCCCTGGGGCGTAGTAAAATCTGACCACATGAAAAATAATAAGTTCCTGATTTTCCTTAATGGAAAGTCGATTGAAATTCGTCCCTTTGATGACGATATTCACTATGTAGATTTAGTAAAGGAGGAAGGTTAATGGACAAAGTAGTTGACTTTGCCACCGCCAAGACAAAGCATGATTTGGCGGCTTTAAACCAGAAAGAAGAGAAAACTAATCGCATCAAAGAGGCGATTAAGAAACTGCCAGGGTATCGTGGAGATGTCCCCAGCAAGAATACTATCCGCGGTCTGCCTGACTTAAAGCCTGGCCAAATCTTCTGGGTAGAGATGGATAAGAAGGCATATGTGGTTGCTGCGCTAAACGGCAAGAAAGTGACCATTAAGGCACTTGACGAAACTGCCAGTGTATCCACCAATATGACTATTTATGACATGAATAAGAGTATCGTGTCTAAGGAACCTCTCTACGACCTGGAGAAAGACCCTGACAATCTCGCCGACCGAGTAACGGTATGGTTCAATGAGGATTGTCCTCCCAATACCTACTACCTGTTGTACGGCCGCGACATTCACTATGTAACTCTCATCAAGACTCCAGATGGATTTGCCACCAATCCTTCTACTTTCAATCAGTTGGTTGATTTGATTAAGGACGTCGGCGATCTCATCTCTATGGACTTTAATACAGAGGACGGCGCTTCCTGCATTGAGATTTGGATTCGCACCAGAAACTCTGATGCTGAACTTCTCTATCTCATGCCCTACGATGCCGCGCTCGTGGTATTTGAGTAAAAATAGGCATAAAAAAAGAACCCCTCCGGTTTCCCGGAGGGGTCTTTCTTATTTTAAGGAGAAGCGATTAAGCCTTTACGACAGTGTACTTATCGCCTTGCTGCTCTGTGGTATAACCAGCAGCGCAGAAGTTTGTTCCTGGACCCTCAGCGAGGTTATTTGCAGGATCAAACTTGTTGAAAGTACCGCCGCTTACTTCAATGGTAGCAGTACCATCTTTGTAAGCGCTATCGAGGCAGTTCAGAGTGAAGCGCTCATCGCCGCCATTGCCAGGCTCAGACAACTGCTGAATGGAGTAATCGCCGCCTTCGATGACGAGGTCACCCTGCTGGACATAACAAGCAGTGCTGTTACCAATAAAAGTGCCATCCTCGATTGTCAGCATAGAGCCATTCTGGACATCAACACAATAACAGTCATTTTCAAGAGCATGAACTGTGCCATTACCAGTGATAGTCACATTGGCGCCGTTCTCAATAGCAATCAAGCTAATGATGCCACCTGCTGGGTCATAGACCGCAGTGGTATTGGCAAGGGTGTGGCCATTCAGGTCAATAGTCACATCTACGCCATTAATGATGATTGGCTTGTCATAATCCTGATTGAATACAAGAGTATCGCCATCCTTCAGAGCTGCAGCGGCTTCGGGGATTGTAGGATAGTCTACATCTCCGATAGAAGCGCCAGTTGTAGGCTCTTCAGGATCAGGCTCAGGCTCAGGAGTTGCGCTGCCAATAACAGTAAACTCGCCAGTACCGTTCTTGTAGCCAGTGCCGCCGACAGGAACAACATAGCTCTTGCCAGTAGGAGCAACATGAACGTTGATTTCAGTCTTATTGCCAGAAATCATAACTGGGAAGTTGGCTGTGGTATTTTCCAAATCAGGCTGATCTGGAGTCTTATGGTCGGTGCCCAGACGAACGTCAACAGGTGTCTCAGTATCGAAAGAGCAGCCAGTAATGGTTACATTATTGATGTAAGATTGGCCTTTATCCATTGGGATATCGCCTGCGCCTTCATCGGAAGGACCGCCACGCTGAGTTACCTTAAAGGCAGCTTTAGCGCCGCAGTATCCAACAAATTCACAGTTTTCAAGCTCAACAACCGCGCTCTTTACACCAATCAGATTGAGGTCAACCGCATAGTCGCCAGCAATACCAGTATCGGTGCCAGTTGCGCAATTTTCAATCTTACAGTTCTTCATCTTGAAGACACGAGCATCAGCAGTATAGACACCCTTGCCAGTGAAGTCCTTAATCACACAGTCCTCGAAGGTCAGATAGGCATTACGTGCGCCGTTTGCCTCGGGTCCGTTGTTGTTGTCATGCAAACCAAAACTTCCGTTCTGTAAAGTCATGTTCTTTACAGTTACAGAAATTGGCTCGTTGTTAGAAGCCAACGTAATCCCCTGCTCAAGGATAGTGGACTTACCCTCCTCGGTAGTACCTTGGAGGGTAATGTCCTTATCAACTGTGAGTTTTTCGCTGACGGAACCATCACTTAATTGGATGGTGGAACCAGCGGGGGCGTCAGCCAAGACGTCGGAGACCTTAGTCCCAGGTTCGTTCAGGTCGACGCCGATTAAGGGTTTTCATCACCAGGCTTGGTGTCAATCAGACCCTGACCAGGAGTAATGGTACGAGGACCACCAGCGTCTTGATTGAAGCGCTTGTAGTTCTCACTGGACAGGTGTCCGGCGCCCATAGTACCAGTATCGGAGTAATCCAGATTCTGATGAGGCTCAAGGGAACGATCCTTCCACAGGTACTCACCATCGGTATCGTTATTGTACTTATAACGACGATAGGAGGTAGGATCGGAAGTAGCGATACCAGCAGAGCCACCATCGTAGTTGTCGTCAGCATCCAGAATCTGAATGTCAGCGAGAACCTTACGAGTCAGGTCGAACTTGCTGAAGTCAGGATATGCGTCGCCGGAGAAGGTGAAGGTAGAAGGATCACCAGTTGTGGCAAGAGTGAAGGTCAGAGCTGTGGTTACCTTAAACTTAGGAATCACGAACTCAACAGGCAGGTCTACACCATCGGAAGCGCGACGGACAAGAGAGGAACCCTCAACATAGAAGTAAGCACCAAACTTGTCGGGCAGGATGGAAACCTGAGTTGCATCGTGAGTATACTCAACATAGTAGTCAAGCAGTACGATGTCCTGATACAGGATGGAAGGAACGTTTACCTTGTAAACGAAGTCAGAGCCTTCCTTGAATGCCTTAGGCTGAGCAATGCCGCCGGAAGGAGCCAGCAGGTAGCTATACAGAGAATTCTCTTTTGTATCGCCCCAGAACTCGCCATAGTTAGCGGCACTAATGGTACGCATATAGGTAGCAGGATCGCCCCAAGCGCTTACCCAGTTGCCCTCAGCGGAAACGGTATCGTAGTCTACATAATAGGCTACCTGGTCGTCAAATACACCACAAGCATCCTTGCCAACAGGATCAGGATACTCTTCGACGGACATTGGGTTGTTATACAAGTCAAAAGCAACGAAGGAGTCTTGGCTCTTGAACTTGCAGAGATAGGAGTGACGCTTAAACTCGTCATCCTCCTCATTAGCCTCCAGGTTAATCTGGAGAGGCATACCGGAAATCTCACCAGCGTCGTCCAGAAGCATTACATAAATGCTAGCGTTCTGACCAACATAAGGCTTACGAGTAAGCCAAATATTGTTTACGCCGCCACGAGGAGCATAAGTACCCTTAACGGTGCCATGCTCGGTCTCGTCACCAGTGACGGGATCAGCAGCACCACCGGCAGGATACAGGGAAGCGTCATCGTCGTAAACGTTCTTGGTCTGATCGGTATCAATCTGGTTGTTGGTTGCCACAGAATACTTCTCAGTATAGTGAGCAATCACGCTACGAGCGTCGGGGTGAGAACCAGGAAGATGCTTATTGCGGGCAGGAATCAGATCTGCACCGGAAAGAATAGCCAGACCCTCATTGGACAGCAGAGCATCCTCGAAGTTGAAGGTCAGGGTCTTATCGCCCTCATAGGAGAGCAGACGAGCATTACCGCGGCCACCAGTTACATAGGAGACCTCAGCGGCAACCTCAAGAGTAGAAGTCTTGACAGTATCAAAGATAAGCACAGGCTCGCCGGCACGGAAAGTCTTCGCACCGAGAGTGAACACAGACTTAGCCTTGAAATAGACGTCAATGGCTTCACGAATTGCCCATTTCATATAGCAATATTCCTCCTATTAAAAGATTTTGCCTTTTAATCAAGGTATTGAAACATCTCATAAGAGTGTTTAACCTTCAAGAGTTCCAATAGAATCATTGTCGTTTTCTGGGTCACGCATCATCCAGTGAACAAGTTTATCCTCATTCTTTGCGCCAGCCAAACGGCTCTTGACATCGAGATCATACGCCTCCCATGCTAAGTAGGTTTGCATCAAAGAGTTTAACTATAAAATAGTCATCTCAGTGACGTCCGATAGCGAGTTTGCCGTTGCTATTGCGACAGCTCGTATGTATCTAGCCAAGAAGCCTTTCGACTTAGACTGTGGCTACATAGCAGCGAGCCTCGCTCGCGCTTTTTTCATCTTTTCAGCGATTTGCGCCGCCAGCTTATTTGCTGGATTGAACTCCTCTTTTGAACCGCTCAATAAAGAAGCACCTCCAACAATTCCGATTAACTCCTAAAAGTCATCGAATTGTTCTGGCTCAATATTGATTAGCTAATCCTTATTCTAAATGATTAAGGATCGCGGACCAATATTGATCTTAGTCGTAAAAAACAACTGAAGAAAATTATTCAAAAGCGCCCGGACATCTTTGATGCCTTCCATCTTTTGGGTCAATGATTCGTTAAAAATCATCCAATTTGTTACATCGGGTGATTCTATGTGAAGCTACTTTTTATTCATTCGAAATATCGACAGAGCAATAAAGTAGTTCTGCTCACCAAGCATTGCGATCTCTCGCACTCTTGGCTGATGTATTGTTATTCCGAAAGCCTCAACTGGAATATCAATACCAGTGACGAGCATTAGCTCGTCAATGTTAAAATCAATCAAAAGACAGGAGTGGGTCCTTCCTTAGGATGCAGCTTTTTGTCGTCCTTATAGGTTTCGACATTGTAATACAACGAAAGGCCTCCCTGTGCTTCGTTAATGATGAGCTGCTTAGCGCCCATAAAGTCAGCCACCTGAGTGCCAATGACAAAATCATTGTTAATCATGCCGTCAATCTCGCCGGCAATGCAGTAGGGGCGCAACTTGAAATTATCCAACAACCAGAACTCATACGGCACAAGAATATCAAATCCAAGTTGGAAAGACCTGAACGTGGTTTGATCTTCCATAGGCACGAAATTATCCAGTGTGATAATCACATAGGGCTTGGCATCATGGTCAATAGTCAGTTTAGGGACAATTCTGATCTGATTATTGAGCAATGAATACGCCTGTTCTTGATTTAACTTTGGCAGCTCCAAAGCGTGTTTGTCGGTGTAATAAAGCAAGCGCTTCAAGCGCTCATTCTTCATTAACCTGTCCACTACCAGTGAGAGCGTGTTTTCAACCGAAGCGAATGATGAATAACGTCCCAACATGGATTTCTCACTTTGTGATCGCAGTAGTGGCATTTTATTCCTCCTTCTCGTTACATCAATGATTCAACCTAGACGTGTTTCTGGTATAGAGTTCCATTTGGCATCTAATAGCCAATGGTAAAAGCACCTGACATCATTGAATCCCAATAAACATGAATCTACTGTGCGTAAACATCATCTGTTTCTTGGAATTTAGCGGGGATACGATCCTATGGTCTAGCGCCTTCATTCTCTACAATAATCCATTTACCGCCGGCGACAATTGCTTTGAACTCCACTCTAAATCGAGGCTTAATGACGAGCGGACCTTCAATACCGTATTCTGTCGGATATTCAGGAATGACGGGTTGTACATTCCAGGTATTCATAATGTTTGTTTCAACATCGTCCTCTACCAAATTGGTATAGTACCTGGAGCAGTTCATTTGCAGGACGCCCGGCATTGAAATGTCGTCAATCTAATCTACCTTATAGGTAAAGCTCTTTAACAAGAACTTCTGATATTGATTGAAATACGCCCTGTTTTGTTGATTGGCCGTAGCCAATACAACGAGGTTTGCATTTGGTAAATCGGCAGAACCAAATGTCGTATTCGTAGACGTGTAATCTGGATTGGAAGGACCAACCACAGAGATAAACGTCTCTTGTACTTCACGATCGCCGTCTACCCACTGAACTTTATAATCACAGCGGCGACATTGACCTCTAAAGTAGGCAAGTTCAGTTAAATCTCGTGCGTAACAAATCCAGTAAGTACCGGTATTGTCCCACCGAAATACATCGCCGACAGAGTATTGGGCGTCGAACGGAACTGATAACAGCTTCGTATCGTAGTCCATATTCTAAGTAACTGGATTAAATAAGCCAACTGTTTGCTTATCCATTCCAGGATACTTCGTAAATTTCGCCGCCTGATAGGAGTATTTAGTAGCAGAAAGCATTGACCAGAGTTTATCTCTAATCATGCGGTCCTACTGTGGTGCTCCACCATAGTAGTTGAGGCGGCGTTTCATGCCTTCATAGCTCATGCTACCGCTCCTTAAATTTGAATTGACTTCAATTCAGAGATTGCTTCAAAAATACGCTTACGGAAGATCATCTTATCGTCCGCATAGTCAAGCGCCATCAATTTGGCAATCAATACCATGAAATGAGGATTTTCCTCAAACATCTTGTTATACCCGTGCAGCTCATCAACCACTGTGCGACGCTGAGACTGCCAATCCTCTTCATTCTCATACATGGGTAAGAGCTTAAAGATTTGATTTGTCAAACGGGTATTGTTATACTTCCAAGCATCGGGGCCAAACTTAAACTGTTTCGCCATACTACATCTCCTTTTTCTCAGTGCATTCTTTTCGCCAACAAATCAAATGTTGACTCATAGTTGCCTGTTGGCCCCACTCTACGACGAGAGTGTAACATCTGCAGGCGCCTATGTTCATTCTTGGTGTTTGTCATAAGCGTCATGAGACGTTGGAGATGAGAGGCCTGGCTAGTCAGCTTGAAGTCAGTACCCGAGAACTTCTGTCGAACTACGTCAATAGAAGTGATTTGGCGCTGAAGCCAAATCTGAAGCATACCATACGCGAGAATATTGCGTTCTTCGCGAGAAAGGTCTACGTTGAAGGAATCTCCTACAATATCAATCAGCTTATCTGGAAATTCAAACAAAGGAAGAGAAGCCTCGAGAAGCTCTCGACAATCGGCCCGTGTCTCCTCCTCTGTAATTTCCATATACATATCGTCGGTAATTAACGCGAAAAACGCATCATATACCTCGTTAAGAGAAGTCACATTAACCCTCCCTCTTACGGAGTCTCTCCTTTGGTTTCTGAGCGGTGGGAGCTGTGCCTTCTGGCTTTTTCATAACCTCGATGGCTTTGAGCGTATCAAAACCTGTTTTCTGCTTAAGAGCATCCATCTTATTAAGATCGGTCATTGGCAACTGCCAAGCACGAGCCTTAATGAGATCAATAACTCCTGTTGGCGCGTATTCAAGGGTTTCCTTAAACAGCTCAAGGCTATCTTCAAGAACACACTTATCAACGTCGTCGACGAGCCAGAAATACTCGATAGGGGCATACGGCATCATCTTATTTACCCATTCCTCATCCTGAACCATAAGCTCATTACGAAGAAGAGAAGCGCCGCCATCAATTTGCCAGAGAGCATTTAGCTCTTGTTCAGAAAGGTCTTTACTCTCTCCTGGAACGAACACTCTACGAATATTCAATTCGGGGAGAGAGTAGACCACATTTCCATCGCTTCGATTGATTACTTTCATGTTATTACTCCTTTATCTCAAAATCAATCGTTACTGATTAGTCCCAGTTACCGGGAACATTGTCAATAACAAGGCCCTTGTTACGGAACACAGCCAGATTGTTAGTGGTGATGATACCAACACCAAACTTCTGGTAGGTCTGCAGCTCAGTAGACCAGTCGCGGTTCTCAAACTCCTTGACGTGAGTCTGGCCCTCGAACACGATCTTGACAGGCTTCTGGTTGTTGGTTGGGAAGATATAGATATAGGAAGGATCAATGACCTTAGTGGCATTGGTCTCATCGGTGAAGGACTGGGGCAGAACCACTACGGGGAAGCCCTTATAACGAGTGAAGTAACCGTTGTTCCAACGCTCGTCCTTCATGGACTCGGAAATCCAGTTGTCAGAGGGCAGCAGAGTCATAGCAGCTTCCAGAGTGCAATAAATGGTAGGAGTACCATAAATAGCAATAGTCTGGAGCAGACGGTCGAACTGAGCCTCGTCGAAGTTTGCTGCGCTTACCTTGTTGGTAGCGGGGAAAGCCTCGATAGCAGCAACGAGAGCCTTAGCAATCTCCTTATAGACTGCCTCGGACATACCCTCATTGATGATGTCGAGATAATCAGACCACTGCACGCGGCCATCGAGGAACTCCTCAAAGCCGATACGAGCAGCTCCGCCGTAAGCGGTTGTCTTGATGGTGAATTTCTCGTCAGCAAGCTCGAAAGCCTCATAACGACCAGCCAGCGCAACGCGAGTTACGAACTGCTTTGCACGCTGCTCACCAATCTTACGGTGATATACCATGGTGTCACCCTGTGCAATAGTGGTTACATCGGCGAACATACCATAAGTGTCAAGAACGTTCTTGGGCATTACGGTATCAAGAGTCTGCTCAATCAGAGAGAAGACAGTGTTCTTGTTCTCACGCCACAGCTGTGGAGTGCCAGCGATCTCCTTCAGGTTAGCCTGAAGAGTATCGTTCAGGGAGTCATAGGAAACTTCCTGGCCGTTCAAGGAGTACTTACCAGAAGGATTCTTCTTGGACATCAGTACCTTAGCAAGAGCCAGGTTATCAGCATATACGAAAGCCATCTGTAAATCCTCCTTTCAATTAGGCTCCGCAGGCCTTGCTCATCAGCTTAACGCCGGGCTGGCCATCGGGCATAGTGTAGACCTTGGTGACCTCAAACTGATAAGTTGTATTGGTGCCCTTGGTCTTAGTCAGGTAACCATCATCGCCAACATACAGTACGTCGCCGACTGCCAGGGAATCAGGCTCCTCATTGATGGTGTTTGTGGTGAAAGCATCGTTGTCGGGCACAATACCGATCAGCTTGGGATACAGAAGGCCGTCCACCTTATCGGCAGCACGATCAACGAAATCGGAATAACCCATACGCTCGTCATACAGTTTCTTCTCAGAGTATACGAGGTAAGGCTTTGCAGTAGCAGGTGCAGCCCCAGGCAGAACCGCGATGCGGCCCATAGGAGAAGTCTCAGTGGTGTCGGGGATTACACACAGGAACATACCGTTCTCAAGCTCTGCAATAGGTGTTGCGGCGCCGGCGTCCTCATAAGCGGGAGCCTGGGCCTCAATGTAACCGAAGGTAATACCGGAAAGACGATTAGCCTCAACCTGACCATACTTGCCTTCGGTCTTTACAAAAGTAGCAGGCATTACTTTGTATCTCCTTTCAAAAAAGTTTATAACCTTTTTATCAAGAAAAACTGATTAAATTTTCAGTTCTTTCTTCTTGTCAAGCTCTAAGGCCTGAATGAAAAATTCAGGGAGTCCGTCCAGAGAGTGATCTACTGCAGCAGCGCCTGCGACGCTAACCTAGAATCCAGTAGAAGGATGTCCGCTGTTCTTCTGCTTACGAGCATAAGTCACAGCGAGCTTGGACTCGATTTCATCGAGAGAATACTCATCGAGCTTCTCTACAACAGGCTTCATCTCTTCCTCAGTGAGCATCTCACTGTAAGATGTTACCATTGCTTGTTTCTTTTCTTTCTCTTCCTCGGCTGCCTTGGCACGATAACCATTCAGCTCATTGGTAAGAGTTTCAACCTGAGACTTCAAATCCTCAATCACTGCAGTATAATCGACTGCTGGAGTGCCTTCAGGCTCGGCAGCAGGCTCTGTGCTAAACTGTGTTGTAGGCTCAGCAGGCTCTGGGTTAGCGGCAGGTTCAGCACTTGGCTCGCCGCCCTCTCCGTTTGTAGAGTAAGTTGCTGCTCCGGGAATGTCACTTGGATCTGGATTCCCGACTGCGGGATCAGGGATTCCTTCGACACCTTCTGGCTTTGGATCATCTCCGTCGCCATCAGCTGCGAAGTTGCCCTTTTTCTTCTTCTTCTTGTCGTCGTCGTCTCCGCCATCATCGGTTCCGCCATCGGTTCCATCATCGGTTCCGTCGCCGTCATCAGATTTTGGATCATCGCCTTCTCCTTCTCCTTCACCTTCGTCATCTTTTTTCTTCTTAAAGACTCCAGCACCAGCAGGAGCAGGTGCAGGCTCAGGAGTAGCTGCAGGAGCAGCAGGAGCGCCAGTAGAAGCAGTAGAAGCGGGATCTTGTGTTGCAGTTACGGTAGTGCCACCAAGTGGCTCAACAGGCTCGGGAGCAGGGGGCTCCTTAACAGACCAGGTCTGTCTTACAGCCTGCATCTCACTATCAAGCTCAACTGTGTCTTCGCTTGTGATAGTCAGATTCACGCGTACATATTCGAGAGACTCGCGATCTTGGAGAATAACAAAGATGGTGCCGCCTTCAGAGTAAATACCCTGAATGTCGTATTTCATCTCAGCTCCACGATTGCGCAGCTGCATATATACTGCGTCAGTCAGATTCCAGCCAAGCTGAAGAGCGTACTCAAGAGTAATCTTCTCAGGCTTAGGCTGAAGTTGCCCATTCATGACGTAATACCTCCTTCCTAAGATATTCTCCACTTGCTCAGCAAGGCTCTCATACTGTTTAGTATAAGAGGACATTATCTTAGCCCCTTCAAAACAGGGTGCATAAGCATCACCAAGAATACAGAGCTTGTCAAGGGTAGCGGCAGTAAAAATGAAAACATCGCCTTCATAGTAGCCGCTCATGGTTTGCTCATCGAGTTCCATTGACTGCCCTTTATTCAATGCTTGGGAGGCTTCCTCATATTGCCGAGTCCATAGATAGGCTTTACACATCAGATAAGTTCTGACTTGGCCATCTTCCATAAAGTCTTGATACCAAGGAGCATCAAAACTTACGAAACCATAAGGCTTTGTAATATCTTCAATGTTCACTTGACCATTGGAAATAGTTACCTTACGGCTATGTTGAACAAAGTCACCGGACTCTTTGTCGTAGAAGCCTACTACAGGAGCGCCAGGAAGGGTCGCAGCGATTTGACGACCAACCTCTTTGTTAATCACAGTATTGTTCTGATTGGGATTTTCTGAAACATAACATACCTTAATGGTAGCTTCGGTAACAAGCTCGTTAATCGGCTTGGTTTCCAGAACTTCCATGGTATTCACAATTGCCTGTGATTCCATCAAGTTCCTCCTTTCTTTGTCGTGATACGCTGGCAAACGGAATAATTTCTTGATTTCGTTTTCCAGACTTACTATTATAACATTTTATAAAATCAAAAATAAAAAAGTTATAAAATTTTTCACGACAAATTTTCTCCTGCATCGCATTTTCATTTCAACATATACTGGATTTTGTAATGATAAAAATAAAAAATTTTGAAAATTTTTGAAATAATTATACAACGACCATAGCTTCTTGTAAAGACATTGTCATTTGTGGGGTTCCGCTAAGATTGATAGAGATCGTATTTATAATGTAGTCGCCGGTAATTCCAAATTCGGGGAAGTTTATGCGAATACACTAATTTCCATCAAGATAAAGTATTGGTATAGTAGTCATACTTACAGAAGAATTATAGTAAAGATTAGAATACATTTGAGAACGAACTCCTTCATAACAAGTGCCATAAGAATTTCGTTCTTTAAAATAACACCACTAATCTTCCTATACAAAGCAATAAGTCTGCCCAATAGGGATATATTCTTCTCTTACTCTTTGCATTGTTTTCTCCCATTCTTCACTTGTACTTGGAGCTTTTATAAAAACAATATCATTTACTTCTAAAGCATAGACTTCGTTCACTTTGGTGTCTTCAGTTATAACTGACCTTCTACCAATACGATTTACTGAATATTTTCCTATTGATGAAGTAGTATCAATTAAATCTAACCAGTATCTAATTTTTTCTGGTGCAATAATAACATCAATATTATACCCTGTCCATGGAGTTGCGGCATTACCCTCTCCATATTTATTTATCCAGCCCTACTAAAAAGAATCTTTGCCTTTTTTATCAATCGTACTTGTAGGGTCAAAAATACCTCTCCATTCGGCCATTAATTCTTCGTCATAATAAGACCCCTCAGTAGACTAACCATAGGCTAATAAGGCACGCCGATAAAGTTCTTCTCTCCAATTAAACCATGCCGAAGGATTTTCAGGGAAGGTCTTATCTAAAGATGGAGCAACAATTTCTCCAACGACTTCTCCGGAATTTATAGCCTGATTAGAAATCTAATATCTAACAAGAGTATTATCGGCTGCTAATCTAACTTCTTCAATTTCTTTGTGGCATAATGAATAATTTTCCCCAATAAAAGCAGCTTCTTCTGCTGTTGCTGGGAAAGGAATATCTTCTGGTCTTTTATCAATGGCCAAATGGTATCTCACCATTATTGTGTTTTCGCTATTTCCAGAATTTTCTTGTCTTGATCCCCAATACACATAATCATTTTTAATATTAGAATAATTTGGATTAAATGAAACCTACGAAACTAATTCAGTATCTAAAAACTCATTTAATAATAATGAAGGAGAGTATCTTGGGCAATAAAAGGCTTGCAACTATGAATCTTCTTCTGGGCTTAAATTCAATGGAGTATTTCCCGTCGCCTAAAAATTATTTTTTTGACAAAAATGGAATATTCCTTCTACATCATAATAATAGTCATAATTACCAAGCGCTTTTACAATCTCATCTAATACTGCACAAACATTTGAGCCTCCATTTACAATTAATTCCCCAGGATAAGTTAAATCAGTCTCTTCATAACCTACCTTTTCTCCTTGATAATATGTATCTAAAAAATCTTTAATTGGAGGGTCACCAATAACAAAAGATCCCCCAGGCGCTCTTTTCCATGCAGTATCTTGAGTCTTCGATGTATCTTGATTTTCATCAGGAACAGCTGCGACAGTTGCAAAATTTATTGGCGTACTACCTGCATATTCCAATAAAATTCTTCCCACAGATGGAACATCTTCAATACTTATTCGTGAAAAATGTTCTCCGCCAAAATGATGTACGCATTCTTTTATAATATCTTTTATTAAAGGATATGTTGTTGTTGTATCTCCATTAGCATCTATCGTAATCTAATCATGGAAAGATGTCGACGCGGGAATAGTTCCGCCACAAGTTCCGTTTAATAAACACATTTTATCCTATAAGGTTACATTTACAGACATTGAGGAAGTTGAAATTGATGAATTTGCTGCAGTAATAATAAAAACGCCCTACTTAAACCATAGAACTTCTCCATATTTTTTATATTCTTCAGTATTAAAAAAAGGATTTGTTAAACCAATGGATAAAGATATTTTTTTATCTATTGCAATAAGATTTAATACATCAACAATATTGTATGTCTAAGAATCAAATATAAGTCCTAAAGAGCCTGTTCTTCGAGTATGAGAGTTAGCGGCAATAGAAATATTGCCGCTAACCACCTTTGCTTCTAATCTTGCTAAAGGTTTTTCTGTCTCAAAATCAAGTGCCATAATGGCAGCATGATATTCTTTTACTTTATGTCTGTTTACTTTTAAAAGAAAAGTCCTATCACTTAAAAAATTTGCCATTATTTCACCTCTTTTAATCCGTAATTTCTCCATATTCGATTGGAATATAGAGACGAGAAGTGCCGTCTGTTAAGATAACTTTGAAATTTCCTGCCGGACCTGCGGTTGAAGGGCGAGTAATAGCAGAGAAGTTACCATTCGAGTCCATAGTACAAGTAAAACCCTTTTGTTTCCAGCCTTCTTCAGAAGGGTCCTCAGAATAAGTATATACTCCTGAACCTCCAACAGCACCATTCTGTAATTTGATTAACTCATTAGCTGCTAAGGCTGTCCCTTTACGACCGGCGGGTATTGTAACTGGTCCCTATGCGGCATTTATATCGAATCCTAATGTACCGTTGATGGCTCCACATTTTAAAGGAATAGTCTTACTTTGTCCTTTAGAATCGGCAACAGTTATTGTTCCCTCAATATAAGCTCTTGATTCAGTTGAAGTTTTTCCTGATATGGTTCCGTCATCATTGATACCATAACCTCGATTATTCAAAATCCCATTTGTATCACGATATGAATAAGAACCATCTGATTTGGGTACTCCTCCAGAAACATGAGGTTTAATATCCACTGGAGTAATATTTACCCCTCCTTGATATTCTGGAATAACAACTTCACCTGTTATTACCAATGGCTCGTAAAAACCGCCAAAAGATAGGCCACTGGTAACTGAACTTCCATCACTTCTATCTGTAACGGTAACTTTTAATCTTCCTCCCTCACTTTTAGCCGTAGCTGTTCCACTAATAACTGCATTTCTACCATTATTAGACAAACTAATAGATAATCCGGGAGGCAAAGGATCAACATTCCATTCAAAATTCCCGACTCCACCTTGTAAGAACTATCCTAAATCAATTGGAGTGATACTTTCTCCTACTCCTATTGCTGCAATTTCTGTTGTACTTGGGATTTGAAGAGACATTCCACCTAAAATACTATCCCATTTCAAAGTCACTGTTTTTACGATAGGACCATTAAATGGTTGATTTTCAGGAATAGTTACTGTCACAGTTGCAGTAATAGGATTAGCGGAATACTCATAAGGAGTTCCACTAACATATACTTTATTGTCAGGTGTTCTAATTGGCTATAACCCAGGAGGTAAATTATTCGCTTCTACATAAGCGGAAGTATATACTTTTTCAAAAAGATACGCTGTCTCAAATTTATTTGAAATTTTTGCAGTATTGCCGTAGTTAACTTCTCTTGAAGTCATAGCCGGAGTGCCGCCAATTTGAGTAGAAATTTCTGGTGGATAAATTACCTAATATGGAGTCCAGACATTTTCATCACTTGTATTTAATCGAGCAGAAGATCCACTCTTATCTGTAACTAAGAAATAAGGGCCAATATCCGCTCTCTGAGAGTATTCTTTTGTTGGGCTACCACTAATCGTTCCGTCTGAATTAAAAGTAATTCCTCCAGGGAAACCTCCTGGCATATCAAAAGAAAAAGTATAGGGAGGGGTTCCTCCAGATGCTGAAACTACCTAAATTGGAGGATTAATTTGTGAAACTCCAATATAAAGAACTTTATTATTTAACTTTTCTTCAACTGTCATCTTTAATCTTTGAGTAATCTTTTCAAAAATTATATATCCGTAAACTTGCGCACTACCTATATTATCAGAAGCAATAAGCCGGACTCTTGTCTCAGGAATATCCATATCTGGGACTGTTCCTTTAAAATACCATCCTGTTAAACTTTCTTTAGAAGCTGCCTCGATATAAAAATTATCTATTACCCATTCATCTGAAGTTGGATCAATAATAATGTTATAAGAAGGTTGTCCGCCGCTTAATCCCTATAATGCAATATTTACTTTAGACCCCGCAATTCCGGGTACAGTTGGAGCAAAAGGCTCCCAGGTAAATGTTCCAATAACTGCATCAAAATAAACGGGGATTAAAATAGCATCTCCGGTCATATCAGAAATATGCAACCATCCAGTTTTTTCTAAATCTGGTCCTGTTGGAGTTCCTGTAAATATCCAATTTGTTACTGTTCCAACACTATTGTACTATGGTTCAATAGTAATCCCATCGGGGAAATCTTGAGCAATAATTGTAAATTGTTCCTATCCATCTTTTTCTATTAAATCCGCTTCAATAGTTAAAGAAGGAGGCATTGGATTACCGTCATTATCATATCCAGTTACATTACTATTTTGAATTGGCACTCCCTAACGCAGTCCCTTTATTTCAAATTTAGAGCGTTTAAAAGTTAAAAGTGAATCTATTCCTGAAACAGTAATTCCTTCACCCTTAGGCCAATCTAAAGTACCTTTGATTGCTCTTCTTTCTCCTCTTGCATCAATAACATAAATTTTTGCCTAATGTTCTGGAACTGAAACCTAAGCTCTGCCAGAAATCTCACCATAATTTGAAATTCTAAAATTAGGCAATAATCCTTCTGCTTCAAAACGATAATAAGGAGCTTCAGGATACTTTAAGCCTCCAGATACTCCTTTTTCAAGCATAATCTAAGAAACATTAGTGCCCACAGGCAATAACTTCATTTGATGAGTAGTCTCATCTCTTACAACATCAAATTTTTCATCATAAACAAATTTAAACTCTTCTAAAATAGAATCTCTATAAATAGTAACTTGTTTAGAAGCTCCAGTAGCATCAGTTACTTGGATAGTAAATTGCCCATGATCTTTTAACGCAACTTCGGGGATGCCAAAAATTACTCCTTTAGGGACAGGCTAATTATTTTCATCAACCATGCTTCCATCGCTAATTTTCCATCCAGTCGGTAATCGAGCTCCTTCTACGTCAGTAAATTCATAAGGAGCGACTCCACCAAAAACTCCTTCATTTAAATCTATCCTTGGAATTGGTACTGTAACTTCAGTATATCCATAATCCCAGGATGGAAGTTTATTAAAACTTAAAGGATATCTACCATTAGCATATGAAATATCTATTTCTATTCTCTACCCAACATAATCAGTCACTACAATATAACATTTCTAACTACCCTAAACTAATTCACTACTATAAGCTCCAGTAATTTCTCCTGTCGAGCGGTCAATAAAAACGCCGCTGGGCAAGTTAATCCCCGTATATAAATACGGTGGTACACCGCCTTTAAAGTAATCTGAGGTAGAAATAGGATCTATTGGCTATCCAACAATATAGACTGCATCAGGATTATCCGCCTAATTTTTAGGTGCTATATTTATATCCATTGTCTTTTCTAATTTAACATACATATAACCATATTTAATATCCATTGAAGCTGATTCTCCATCTGCATCGGTAACAGTTAATGTTGCAATACCAGGTCTTATATTTTTCGTTGGATCAGGCGCGCCGTCAGGATAACCAACAATTACTCCGCCCAAAATACCATCAGGAGTTGTTTCTTTTTGAATAGTAATTCCGCTTGGTAATCCAGTCGCGCTAAAAGTGTATGGCGCTGTTCCACCGTTTACCGCGGGATAAGTATCAATGCTTAATGATTCTTCTCCGTTTCCAATTTCCATATTGGGAATATCATAAATCTCACTATAAATATACTTTAAAGAAGTTAGAACATTAGTATCTTCTTGTCCCCAAATATAATCATATTCAGAATTACCAACAAAAGAAGATTGGATAGAAGTTGGCACTAAATCGTATTGTAATAAATTATCGTCATTAAATTCTGCAATTTCAGTCACAGTAGCTGACATAGTATATACTATTCGATTACCTTTTTCATATGGAGTAAAACTAACCCCACTTAAAACAACAATCATATTTCCTTCAGTTTCAGATCTAAATAATTTTGGTTTTCCATTTGAAAGCCATTTCATTACTTGATCTCTAAATTTTCTTTCTACAAAAATTAAAGAATCGGTAGGATTTGTTCCATAATTTAAACCTGAATTTCTATGAAGGTAATCTCCAAAAATAGAAGCAGGACCACTACCAGCCTATTTTGAATCTTTTTCTAAATATGGCTCTTTCCCTAATTCTACAATTTCTTCACCAAGATCAGCTTCTCGATTTGACCAAACGCGTCTTCTTGAAAGAGAAAACTCATCTTTAAAAAGCAAATCTTTATCCTAAACTACTAAGAAAGAATCACCATTATCTTCGTCCCACCACATACCATTTAATATTAATGTTGAAGCGCATCTATTTACAAAATTCTCGACGGCTTTCTGTTCTGCCTCAATTTGCTTTTGGGTGTATCCTGGTGGGAAAGAACGCTTGCCAACAAAACGATAAATAGGTTCTTTATTTTCATCAAAACCTACTTGCACAAAAAATTGACGCAATCCAGGAGAAGCTGCAATAAGAGTCCTGTATTTATCATAAGATATTTCTTCATTTAATCTTATTGTCCCCCAAGCATCAATTCGCATAAAAGTTGCAGTAGGATCAAAATTAACAGTAATCAAAGCACTTAAAGTAAAAGTGCGGTAATTCATTTTTGAAGCACGAGAGTAAAAAGGATATTGTCCTCCAATGGTAGTCTAAAAAACATCCTAAGTATTTCGTTTAAAAGAGGATAAAGAAACATTTCCAGCAATTCGTAATTGATGATTTTTTGTAGTCAAATATGAAAATTCCATTTTCATTAGTCTTGCATATGCTGGATTACTGTCGCCAAAAGGATAAGGGTCAGTAATTGCTTGATCAACTTTTCCATTTTTTAATGCACAAACTACATATTGATACTCTTCTCCCATTTCGCAAGTATAATCTTTAAATTTTAACTATTCTCCGAAGAAAATATCCTATCCTTTTATGATCTTTAAACAATCTAAAGTTAATGTATTTATTCTATAAACATTACATAACTGATGATTTAATAAACCACTATTTGTAGGAAGAGTAATAGTTTTACTTAAAATTCCATCTTCATTTTCTGCAGTAAGCAATTCGCTATCTTTAATCTAAGGTAGATAAATATCTCCTTCTTTTACCCTCTGCATTACTGGCAATAAGGTATAATTTTTCAATACAGATGGAATGTTTATATAAGCAGTATATATGGTATTATTTTTTGTTACTGCCTATAAAGTTACTTCAATTTGAGTTACAGGCGCGACTTTTAATTGCTAATTTAAAGTAAAAACATTGTCATTATCAAATTGACCATTGAATACTTCTGATTTTATTACCTAACCATGTAGGCCATTATAGGTATAATTTATTTGAACCTATTCAATAGGATCATCTCCAACAGGACTATAAGTCCATATTACTTCTGGCATAAAATCATTAAAATTATAGTCAATACTTGTTGTTGCTTCGCTATAACAATAAGCTTTCTGAATATTTGACCATTCTCCAAAATAAGAAGGGACATGGGTAGTCGCATCCTATCTCCATTGAGAAAATCCTTGGTAATTTCCCCCATCAAGTCCAGTTATACTACCTGGCCATAATTCTTTTGATCCAAATCTAATTTGGACTAAATATGTGGTGTCTGCCATTGGGCATCCGCCACCAAAAGCCCAGTAAGGAACTCTAACAATATAATTTCCAGAAGATTCCTAATAAAAATAGGCTGTGGCGGTAGCTGCAATAAACAAAGTTTGTCTATCTGGAGCAAATGCTGGATTTACCGCCACTTCGCCAGTATTAGCATATTTTAAAGAAACCTAAATATGCTTAATATCATTTATTGAAATCATCGCTGGCAAGGGGAATCGAATATCAAAAAAATATTCAACATCACTTTGCGCAACATATGGAAAAGATAATGCCTAAGATTCCAGTACTGGAGGGAATAAAACTGTCAAAAAGACCCCTCCTTTTCAAAAATTAGTCTTCTAAATCAATAAATGGCAAAAGTATTTCCATGATTTCCAGAGGCAACTCATCGTCTTCTCCAATTTTTAAAGGAGTATACTCTATATCAGTAGATTCTTCTGCAATCTCTCTTAGCTCTTTATTCACGGTCTCGATTTCTTCTTTTGGAATAGTCATATTACCTTCTTCTGACATTGTGCCCCCATGGGTAGAGCCTATTGCCATAAAAGCATCGTTAATAACTACATTTTGTTTGTCTATTTCTGACTTTATTTTTAGTAAATACAGAGTATTCTTTCCTGTCATCTTTATTTCATGTTTTTTGGTATTCCAAATCTGCCCAAGGGCTAAACCCATAGCCCTTAAATCGCCATTTTTCATTGTTTTAATCATAATAAAAACTCCTTTTTATCAGTTTTGTGCCGCCTAATTTGCAATAGTTTTGTCAGATTTCTTATCATTTGGTAGTTGCGGACGGCCAGCGCCACCAGTAGAATCTGAAGTTACGGAACCAGAACGTGCAGTATCAGCCTATCCTCCAACGGGCGTAACTTTACCACCAGAGAGAATTTGCTGCTGTTGCGCCTTAATATCGCTCCAAGTATCAGAAGACATAGTATTGGAACTAAATGGAGGCAGCATATAAGCATCAAGCTGCATAATCTGCTGTTCAAGTTTTGCCATAGAGATAACCTCTTTCTGGGTATGCCCAAGAGCGACCATTGGTAGGAAGCGGCTAAAGCCAATCTTTGTAAGGTTCTCATACTTACTGGACATATCAGAAGAATTGAAGATAGAAGTAAGCAGCATCTTCATGCGGAACTTCAAATCTTTCTTGTTAAACTTCCATTCAAGATAGCGATTAAAGAATTGCTCAAATTGCAGAAGCAGAGGCTTAATATAAGCCTCGTCAATAATAATTGACTTCTCAAGAGCAAGATTGCCATCGGTATTAAACAAATTGGCTGAAATACCAAGAGCATTATAAACGCTATTCTGAGCGGCTTCGAGGTTATTTTGAGATTCAGTACCGTTACTTGTCGCCAAATCTTCAAGAGAAACTTCTGCAACAGTAGACAATACACTTACTCCAACAGCATCGCCGACCATATCTACGGCATTTTGGTTTAACTGTTGAAGTTCTTTCATAGTGAATGGAATTTGACCATTCTGGTCAAGTTCGAATTTCTGAATCAAAATCTTTTGAATTTGCTGAAGCAGCTTCTCTTTTTCAAGATCTTCTACTTCATCAAGTCCAATAATATCAGGAATCGCATACAGGAAAGGTGGAATGTCTTCATCATTAAAGTTAAACTTAAATGAGCGATTCATATCCAGCAGAATCCAGCCAGCATCGTCGCCTTGCTCTTCAGCAGGGAGTTTACCAGCTTTGTATTTACGATACCCAACTTGGAACTCTTCAGGGAAAAGGCCGAGGAGTTTCTCTCTATACTTTTGATCAGAAGTTACCTTATCAAAGTATTGGACATTAAATTCCACGAGAGGCATTCCTTTATAAAGAAAACGGGAACGACAGAAGTCAACAGGCAAATCTTGGACAACAAGTTTATCGTTTACATCATCACAGATGTAACCATAATAACAGCCCTCAATACAAACCGCATTTGCCCATTTACGGCACATTAACTGAATTGCCGAATTATCAAAGTGCTCAAGTAGCACATTGAATTTCTTCAAAATCTTGTCGCTAAACTCATCTGTCATCTCTAAGTCAAGATCGAGATTTGGATAAAGCAGAAAGTCATATTTATAAATATCTGCCAAATAACGAACAGCACGAGCATAGACACCATTAGTTTGGAAGAAATACTTTGACAGAGAACGAATTTGCTTCAAATCTGTGCCCTTAGTTGTCTCGATCATTTTGTCATGTGTCTGTCGAGTCCAGTCAACAGAATTGCGGCCCTTGGTATCCTCTTTATAGATGATAGCCTCAGCCGGCTTAATAGTCATTTTACGGACTTTTAACAAACCAAAGTCCATTGGTGGGCGCGGAGCATTGACGCGCTTAAACATAGGCTTATCCATATTGCCCTCCTTTCTCAATCAAAGTATTTACCCTACTCCAAAATGGAGTCAAGTGTCATTGAATTGTATTCAGTGTACGGAATTGCGACTAAAGTATAACCTTTAACCGCGCAGTAGGAACGCTTTCTCTTATCGTTAGCCTACTGTCTTGCAAAGCCTTCCTTAGTTTGAAACTTTTGCTTATAATGCTATTCTCCTTGCATCTCCAAAAGAAATTTTGGTCTTTCTTTTTCCATATCTTCTGGAGATTCAAAAATAGCAAAATCAAAGCGCAGCGGAATGCCTCGGTCTGATTTTAAATCAGGGAAAGAAAATTCTGTAACATACAAAATGTCTCCCTAATCAAGAAGCATAGCTGCCTTTCGCTCCATGATGGAAGGATGGTCATTTTCTTGCCAAGGCATTTATGTTCCTCCTTGTCATCGCTTTATTATATAAAGTATTTTATAACATCAAAAATAAAATTATTTCTTTCTCTTTCGTAGATTAGAAGTGTACTGTCCATTACCCTTTAAAGTAATACGAGAGCGCATAGACTTCTATCCATCTCGGCGGCCAGCGATTTTCATAGCCTGGTCCCAAGAGATTGCTTGACGCATCAAAGCGCGATCATCAATCTCTACTTTAATATACCAAAGAGCATAACCCATAGCAGACACTTTATCCTTCTTGATGTTCTTATTTGTGCGGTCAAGAATAATATTTACACCTTCATGCTTCTCTTCCAAGTTAATCATCTAATCTTTTAAAATAGATGTCTGCATAAATGGGACAATCCAGTTTGCTTTATCGTCTTCAGTCATGTCTTTGAACTTTAAAGCGCGGCTGGCATCCATCTTCATCTTGGCCTGGCGTTCATCAATAAGGAAACGCAATTTACCAGTGGTCAACTGTGTTTGTAAATTAGCATACATTTCCGTATTGAATGGAGCATTTGCCTTAATAATATAAAGCAAATTTGGAATCATATCCGCGCTCTTAAATTGATTGTAGTAGCCTTTATCATCATTGGCTACTCCCCAAGGACGCAAAAATTGATTGGTGCGCACATCTACTTGGGATTTAATCAATTCATCAATTAGGCCGGCGCCAACGCCCGCGCCGTCGATGACGACTGCTCTTGGGTGATATTTTTCATAGAGCAGCTTAATTTCAATCGCTTGTTCGGCGAAGTGCATTTGTTCGAAAGAATAGATATTGACAAGATGTTTTGTAGATGTAGTTCCTGTTTGTGGAATATATTTCCACACACAAACTTCAGATTGGTCAGAGAAACGACCAACGTCGATGCCAAATACATAATCTACACCTTTGCCAAGGTTCTTTTCTCTCTCAAATACCGGCTCTTGAAGAGAACGGTATTTATCAAATGTTTCCGCCGCGAAGTAAGCATTTTCAGAACCACTGGACCAGCGGCTCAAATACTCACGCCCAAAGGAGGTAGGATTGAATGTACCGCTCATCTTCTGCTGACGAATAAAGTCCATATTCTACAATCCTGCAATAATGGGGATTTTATAAGAGCCGCCCAGTACAATAGCTTTATTTGGCTCTGTCAACTGACGCAGTAATGTCCTAATCAGAGTATGATAGGCATAAGTATCTTTAAACCCAGCAGTTGTAACACAAATTTTCTGCTGAGAAATAGTCTCAGCTTTATTAAATTCACCATTTGCTGCGCGACGCTGAATGGCAAGAGTAGGAATAATAACTTCTTGAATAATATCAGGATCGCCCTCAATAATCTCCTCAAGAGTTAAGCCTGTAAAACGCAAACCACGAGAGGATTGCTTGGCGGCAAGGTTGCTCATTTGAGAGCCATTCTTAAAGTAAATGGTGAACTGGTCTTTAACTTTCTCCGTTTTTCTAATCTCGAAGCGTAAGATTGGCAACAGAGTAAGAATTTCTGAAACCTTGGACTCCAAAATAGCCGCAGACTGGCCTTTCGTGGTAGCCGCAATAGCCAACTTTGTATTGGGGTACAGAATACACTCCAACATATTCCAAAGGTCGTCAATAAAGGACTTTGAAGTACCACGGCTGAATGTTAAGAATACATCCTTATATCTTGCCATCGCGCGCAAAAAGATTCGCTGGTATGGAAATAATTTAAAAGTACAATCTTCTCCAGACGCCTGAATATACATATCAACAAGTTTATCTGGATAAGCTCGATAGAATGATATTGCTTTTCGATATTCTTCGATATTATCAAGGATTTCTTGTTTGCTGACTACGCGCGTAAGAAGATTGTTTTGATTATTCTTCTTAATCGGTAGTGGCATTACCTTGTCCCTCCTCAATATCAGCAATATCGCCAAGCAATTCGCGCTCAAGAGCAGCGAAATCATCATAGTCTTCAACAGCATTTGGAAGCGGGTCTTGTGCCAAAATTGCTTCGGTATTCTCTACCATTTCAGCAATATTGGATTCGCCGCGTACCAGATACTCAGTATATTCTTGCATATCTCTCAATACCTAATCAATCTTATCATTAGGCTGATCGACATAGAACTCTGGAATAAAACCACCCTCGCGCTCAACCAAGAAAGCCAGCTGCGAGATAGCAAAAGTAGTATGCTGACGGTCTTTCTGCTATACGGGCGCCAGATTTGCAGATTTAATGAACATATCAAGCTGACGGCCGATTTGAGATGCAGAAGCTACATCATCAATATCGACGTATTTATTCATCTTCATAGTCATCTTGCAAATCATGCGCGCATTTGAAATAGCGATTGGGTCCTGAATGACATAAGACTCCATCATATCCTGAAGCATTTGTTCCATATAGAGGTATTGATCCTCAGTATAGTCTTCACCCCAGTTTACTTTCAATTCATTGATTTCTTCTTGGGTTAGATTATACTTTGATGTCTCTGGCGTTAGGCCGTAAAGCGCAGACATATCTGGCGCAGTAACCATAGCTTGAGCAGGCTTTTGAGGCGCAATATCGCCAAAGTTCAGCATTTCTTCAACTTTGGCTTCTGCTTCACTTTCGCTATCGGTTTCTTGACGCATGGCAGCGAGTAAAGATTCAGTTTCCTCTTTGGTTTTGGCTTCAGAGTCTGCCCAACGATATTTCTTATATTGGTTCAAGTGCATCAAACTGATATACTTACCAACAATAGATCCAGCTTTTGCGCTTTTCTTCATAAGGAGTTTACGCCATTCACTTGGAATGTATGGCACATCAACCTCTTTAAGAATAGGTAAAAAGGTCATAGGGTCAGTATCATCAACCCTCATTGCCAGACAAGTTTTACACTCTGGAAGCACTCCAGTAGGATGCTTGTCTGTACGAGAGGTCTTAAAAAATTGCTTCTCGTCTAAAGTCTTTTTACAGCAAGTACAGAAATATTTTCCATTACCTTTGGAAACAGCTTGCTGATTTGGGCGGTACAAATCTCGTACCGCATTAAAGTCAATTTTCATATAAATGTCTCCTTTATAATATCCTTTTGCTCCGACGAGGCAAATCCTTTATAGATCCCTATGGCCTTGGGTTTTGCTTCATCGTTCAAAATAAAAATTATTTTATAATACCTTAAATAAAATAAGTTGCAATAAAAAAATTTTTATGCTATAATATAGTTAGAAAATAAGAAAGGAGTCCTGTAATGAATCCAATCATTAGCGGCAATGGTGAGATTGCCCTTATGTGCGATGACCCCAAGATTGTCGCCTATGATGGCCTTGAGCAATGGCAAATCGACCAACTCGTAACGCCAACAAGCGACTCCAAAGCTTCTGCAAATATGTGCTTACAAACAATAGATTAGATACCAGAAGAATGGGTTAAAGGTCTAACCCAAACTCAATGGCAGAAAATAAAACGTCAAAAGTCATTATTCGGGATTAAACTCCCAGATTCTTGGATTAAAGTTTGGCGATTTATTCTAAAAGAACCTAATCTAAGAGATAGCGAAAGAGCTTCCCGCGGAGGAAAAGCACTTGGGTCATATTCTCACCTTTGGAATGTATGGTCAATGGATTGTATCGACCGATATTTAAGTCCTATGGAGAAAGACTTACTTAGTATGGTCGATATGGGCATCATTTATAGCGAGATAGGCGAAATTATGCTCGGTAGGTATGGAGACAAGTTTTGGAAGCCGCGAAAAGCTACTTCTAAAACGACACCGAGTCAAGTTGTAAACAACTATCTTTACTGGAAAATGCCTAATAAAATCGCAAGGTCGGAATTGACCGAATTAGCTCTCTCTTATATAAAAAATAAAAAGGCACCCGTATAATACGGGTGCCTTTTTATTATGCAAAACGAGCATAAATATGGAATTGATTTTCTGGAATAGCATAATCTCCTCGCATATCAACTGAAGTTTGTGCAAAAAGCATAAAGTTTCGTGGATTATGAGCTTGTTGATTATCTGCACCACCTACCCAAACCTGTTTACCAGAAATAGAAACAAAGTTTGTTTGCCAAGTAATTTCTGAGGTGCCATGTGCATTATCAACATTTCCAAGATAAATACAATATTTCTTATCGCCTGGTGTAGCAGGAGTTGGAGGAGTTCCATTACCTCCGCCATTACCGGGATCAGGGTCAGGCTTCGCTGGTCCACCTTCGACGGAACCGTCATTGATAACTTGAATACCATCGCCAGTAAAAATCGCCGCGTGTTTCCAACTGTCTGGATCTGTATGAGCGCCTTGCCCAGAACCCCAAGCAATTGTAACTCTATCTTTAGCATAGAATACGATTTCAGATTCTCTAAATAATCCTTCTGTTACATTTATTGAGTCTTGACAATAAGCAGTTCCTGTACCATCTGGATAGCGTATAATATGGATATCTTCTTTACGGGTATATAAATAAGTACCAGGTTTAGAACCATCATCTGTATAATCTGGTGCTAATTGTAAACCAGCACGAGCATCTGCAGAATGTACCATTCCTACTAAAGATGTTATATCCGGAGCATTCCAGTCAACCACCTATAGGATTGCTCGAGCATGAGTACGATTCTTCTCCGCTGAGTGAACTTTAAGAATTGCAGAAGGTGATGGGAATGTTGTCGATTGAACGGCACCCATTGAAAGTTCTGCCAAAAATCCACCAGACCGCTCGATTTTTGTTTCAGTTACAGAATCATTATTTCTTAGATCATCTTCAGAAGCATTTGCTCTTAATGACATCCAGTTTTTAGTTTTTAACATAAAGTTTTCATCAGAAGACATGATTATTGCGGCATTGCCCCAGCTTGTCATACCTATTGCAGGAGAAGTAGCTCCTCCTCCGCCGCCACGATTTACTAAGCCAATAACTCCACGAACGCCATACTAACCACTATCATCTAATCTATTTACTGCAGGCGCTTCCGAATCCTATTCTCTTTGCCATCCATAACAAATATATCCTCTAATAAATTCATATCCCCAAGGACCTACTCTAAAATAGTTACTTCCATCAATAGCCTATCCACCACCAGGAAGACCGGGACCACCGACACCATTACTAATAGTAAAAGTTTTGGACTTAAAAATGTCCATTGTTGTCATATATCCATGGACACCAGCCATAGATGGATCATCATTTTGATCTATTATATCGGTAGAAGCGTTAGAATATCTAAAAGCCATAGGCCAAAAATGTCCGGCATAAGCGTCTTCATCTGGATCACTTCTTCTATTACCAAGCGGCTCTCTGGCGTAAGTATTTACAGAGAACATTGCACTTTGTTCAATACTTCCTCCAACGCCATTAATAATGCCAGGGTCACCAGGGCCATATCCTGAAGTAGCATAGTATACCTTTTCAATTTGCATATTTCCAGAAACGCCGGCAAATAATTGGTGCCAAGTAACGTCATCTTCTGGCATTATGATACCAAGAGCGGCATAGCCTCCGCTTTGGAAAAGGTTTCCTCTATCAGAAACATATCTTGGGTCTACTGAAGAATCAGGACCCTCACCGAGATTTGGCCCGATACCAACATTGCCATAAAAATGAGAAGGACCAACAAAATCGGAATGTCCAAACTGAACCAAATCACCATAGCCACTATCTGTATCTAATCCCTTAATATGGAAAGATCCTAAATCGATTTGTCCGCCCCAGAGATATAATTTACTGGCGATTTGAGTACCATCAGATTGAGTAGTAGAAGTACCATAAATACTATCTATTTCGTCCTAATTCAATCCTCTTGTTGTTGGCGGCTCTAAATCCTACCAATTACAATCTTTATCCAAAACTCTAATTGCATCAAAATCGACATTATCTCTATCTCCGATACCAATTTCTGCGCCTTGAATACGACCGCCAATAATATTAGAACCAATAACGTTACCTAAGAATACGCCATTCATTGCCCATAACGTACCGTCATAAGTTACCATAAAGTTTCTATCGCCAGGAATAAATAGATCTTGGAACACATCTTCATAAGATCCCCATGGTAAAAGTCCAGGCATTAACCCTGTCGGATGTTGTCCTATTTCGATAGCAGGAGTAGTAGAAGCTCTTGAAGGGCCGAATCCAGTTAAGTTCTTAGTTTTTGCATCTTCTCCAATTTTCAACATTGTTCGGACATCCATTAAATTAGGCTGCCAATAATTCAAATAATAATTTCGCATATTATCTGAATATTCTTCTTGACCTCGATATTCTAACAATGCTGCATCGCCAGCGGTTATACCATGAGGCGGTGGATCATATTTCCCCCAATTTAACCACCAAGGAGTTGTGTTCCGGCCTTTGATATAAGCCTCTTCCCAAATTTTCTAATACCAACTTGGCAATTCACTTGTAGTACCATTTGTCATTCTCTGCACGCCATCGCCAAAATAAGCTCCATCAAATCCTTGGCGAATGCCTTGAACAGCAGTTGTAACTGGTTTATTATCCCCAGTATTACCGGCAGTAGTTGGGTCATCATCTTCAATAGTTGAGATAGAATCATCTTGTTTAGTAATAATTCCATATTCATTGGTATAAGTATTTTCATAACCAGAAGTCGCATGAGTTAAATCGACAAAAGTAAGACGCATATTATTCCACATATCATCTCCAATTTCTGGAGAACCAAGAGAACCATTAGCGCCTCCATAGATAGTGGCATTATAACCGTCGATAATAATTCTACCGCCGCGATCTGCTCGACCGAAGAAAGCGGTACCATTTTCAAGGATACCAAAAGAAGCATATCCACATTGATAGCCGAAGATGCCGGTCATATAAGGATATGTTCTTAACTCTTCTTCTGCGACGCTATCATATTGAAGAATACTGTACTACTAACTCTGCCCATTTTCATCTTCATATTCGTCTTTTCTTAAAAATGCAGTATTAACTCCCATCAAAACTCCAGTAAAAGTATTTGTTAAGGGACCTTTAAAACCGGCGCCAATTGTCGGAGCAAAAATAGTGCCATTTTCTTCATTAATGTCAATACCTTCTCCATCCCAGCCGTTTATGTCAACATTATCATAAGTATTGCAATGATAAATCTGATTTCTAAAAAATTCTCCTCCAGTAATTCCTTTTTCTGGATCACTCTAAATAAATCCATGAAGAACGCCAACAGTACCTTCTTGCCAGTTTAATGTAGATTTAGGTTTTAACTTAAATACTTTTTCAGGCAACGCTGATATTGCGGTTTGATACTACTATTCTGATTCAAATTTCGCTGCATAATTAGGATCACTTAATAATGGATTTGGAGATTCAAAAATACTTTGAACAGTAGGAGTTAGATCTGCCAGTGGATCAATATACTGTCCCTCTGTTTTTACTTCATTATCTGGGAAAAAACCATAGTAAAATTCAAGATAATCTGCATCAATTACTGGGTTTTTACCTCTTGAATCATACTACAAGTCCCAAGGCCAATTACAAGAAACCATTCTTGGGTCAAAATGATTCGCCTCACCATTATTTTCAATAAATACATCTACCGCATACCAAGAATTTATAGATTTAATTCTATGCCATGTATAAGACTCTTCATATGCTTGTTCATATTCGCCCATAGTGGCGCCCATTTTTCTGGTAATAACATCAGTAGCTAAATTAGTTTCTACATCAACCTGACACTTTACTACAAAACGATACATTAAATCTGAATGATATAATTTTTGTCCATATTCAATATCTCTATCCATACCTGCGCCAGGCTCATATCGAATTTCAACTGCGCCGTATTGATGAGCCTTAGGGTCATTATATGCCCAAGTAGTCATTGCTTGGATACCTGGCTCTCGTGTTGTACCAGTTTTACTTAAAATAGGACGTATTCTCTTTTGTTTCTATCCACCAAGTTCACTGAGCGGGGTTCCTGTTTCTGGATCGCAGATTCTCAAGAAAGAGGCGCCAGCGGCATACTGATTTTTAGCATTTTGGGGGAATGAAACATCCCAATATATCTTTAATCTATAATGTTCTCTTTCTTTACCAATATCTGCAATGCTTTCAATAGCTTTTCCATCTTTAGTTACAAATGGACGTAAAAATATTCTGTTCTGCTTTAGATCCTAATCATATACCCCTGGTTCATTCGCTCTTTCGTGCAATACCATTGGAAACGCTGGAAAACCAAGTTTTAAAGTAAAAGCAGGAGATGAATTGACAGTAGTTTCTCCAGTTTCATTATCTACAACTTTTGTTCTATGCGCTACTGAATTAGTTAAATCAAGTGGCGCCGTCCATCCAGTGCCTTGAGTTCCTTGCTGACCATCTTTTGTAAAAACAATTTCACAACTTGATTCATACCACATATCATCTTTAATTGTATGTACTCGGCAAGTAACAGTATTTTTGGCCCCTCCAACTCTATCCGCTTCATACTCTTGACGTACTTTGAAATGAAGAACGTTATTACTATCCTAATACATATTAGTTAGCATAGATGAAGCTGGGGTATAACCCACTCCTGCGAGAGTAGCAGGATCTGTTACTGTAGAATCAGGATTATAGAAAGTTCTTGAACCAAGAGGCTAACCATCTGGAGCATAAAGTTGTAAATCATAGGCTGAAATATCATGGACCCAACTGAGTTTAGGCGCTAAAGTATATTCTTTTTTACTTACGTGATCATAAGCCTAACCAAGAGCAGTATAATTAAAAGATTTAGTTCCTTCCCAATCTATTAGCAGCCCTAGATCAGTAGCAGAATTTAGCTCATAAGTTAAATAGCCGATTTCCTCTACTTGGCGCATAGTAGTAATATCATATACTCCATCAGGAGGATTTACTAACATTGGGTCGTAACAAGCTACTCTAAATAGCACGTGTTCATAACTTAAAAATGCCTAAATATTTAATGGGCCATTTAAATATGGAGGATCAATTAAATTATAACTATTGTCATCTAACTGCATATACCAAGTGCCAAACCATTCGGGATAAAATACTCCTGTTGCGGGGTTTATATCTACTCCCACTAAAGCATTATTATCAGAAATTCTTAAAAGTTCGTTATTGCTACCTTTATCTGTAAAATTCTCAATAAATAAGTCATATTTAGAATCTGCTCTAATTACTGTTGCTATATCTTCACCAAAAGGATGATCTTCGGCGTTTTTATATAGACATACTAATTTATAGCGCCATTGCCATGGAACGGCAGACATATTAACAGTCAAAGAATTATCGTCCTCAATTCGATAATCCTATTGCATCCCGTCAATAAATTGCTCAATAGGCCGCCATCCTGGGCCTGTATAGAACGTCCATACTCGACCATCTTCATCTCTGTCGCCATCATTTGGATTATTTTCTTCGGGAATACTTAAATCCTCTCTAAACCACATTATTTTACACTAATCTGTAATTTCTTGAGCGTAGTGATACATATGTGGAACTAAATTTATAGAGTCTTTACCGACCTTATCTCCATCAGGAGCATAAACTGAATCGCCTTCTGGCATTTCAATCCATACAAAATAAGGCGTATCAAGAAGGTTTACTCTGCGGCAAAATCTAATTTCAATATCTTCAGCAAAAATATTATTTGTATCGTCAACATTATCTTCTGGTACTCTATATACTAAGTTACCATTTTCATCATAAGATGGTTTAACATCGCAAACCAAAGACCCATCTTGCATTAGCGAGACTTTATATAATCCTTTTAATACTCCTGGGTCAATCTTATAATATGCTTTTTGAGGTGTAGAGACTGGCATCTAATAAGGAGAGCCATTAAAATTTTCAAATCCTAATTTATAAGAAATAAAAATATAAGGGTCTTCATCTTTTCTTAAATCATATAAAGGATCATCTTCTGGTACCCATTTTGGATTATTAGCAATAAAGGTCGCTTCAAGATAATATTTGCCAGCAGAATGAGAAGATAAAAAAGAAGTTCTAAAACTTGCCCCAATTTTTAAATATTCAAAGAATTTCGCATAATTCTAAAATTCTGCATCTACTCTTTCTAATTCTTCTTCTGACATATAAGAAGCTGGATATCTAATCATAGGGTCTCGATATTCTTTCATCTCTTCTGGGGACCATCTGCGATAACCCTAATCCTCATAATTAGGTGCCTTGGAATTAGTGGGATCCCTTACTAAATCATTTTTAGAAGAAGCACTAATAGCACATATTTGAAGAGGTTCATAATTTGGTAAATAAGTATGATCTTCTTCACTATACCAGTTTGGACCCTAATCAATATAAAAATTTGTTAAATCTTGAGTTTGACTCTCAGAAAGCTATCCGACAGCTCTACCCAAAATTAACTTTCTCTGCGAAAAATCCCCCTAAGGGACGAGCACGTATACGTGCTCGCCCAGGGAGTAAGTTACTGTCGGTTCGACAGCGAAAGCGGAGAAAGTATTACTTTGGTACTCAACTTTATATTCGCCAGTATCTACATTGTAGAGATTAACAATTTCAGCGTTAATTGTTAAATCTTTTGGCGTGGCATTTACTTGCTAATTAGCAATATTGTTAATAGCATCATAAAAGCCTTGAACATTGATTGCCATTGTATTTCTCCTTTCAATCTTATTTCTTAATGTTATACTGTGCTACTTGATTGATTAAGTCATTAAATGCTTGTTCAATTTCTGCAGCAACAGAAACATTTGGGAAAGAGGCTTCAATATGCACTTGCTATTCAATAGTTTGTGCTTTATCCGCGAAACTCTTTAGCTCAGCTCCACTAATATTGCGTCCGTTTAAAGCAGCTATCTTCTAAGCAACAGCTTCTCTCATAAGTTTTACTGTACTTAAAATATTTTGGGTATCCTCTGGATTTAAAACAAGTTCTGGTTTAGAATAAGACCCATCTAACCAAGCAGGACCAGTATAATCAGCTAAACCGCCAGAAGCAAAATATTTTGCCTTAATTTGTGCCACAGCAGTGTCCCATTGAATCCCCTAACCTCGTTTTGCTACTGGGTATACTTTATTAATCAACTCTTGAGCAATTTCGTATTCTGTTTCAGTATATCCTTCCGAAAGAGCTTTGGCTCGACGATTTGCTCCCCCATTTGGATATAGTCCTCTGTTAATTTTATTATAAATTTCCATTGCATTTTCATAAGCTGCGGCAGCTTTAGCTGTACTTGAATCTTCAGTATTAGAAGGAGCAGAAGGCTTTGCGGGTTCTTGAGTTTCAACTTTATTAACTTCTTCGTTTACATAAGATTCATCATCCATCTTCTTTTCAGATGCAATTTCAGCTTCTTTAATTTTATTTATATATTCTTCTAATTTATCAATCCAAGTCTATACTTCACTTCTAAAGTTGACACCCCAGTTCTAAAGGCCTGTAAGTAAACCATCAAATTCCCCAAGAGTATCATTTCGCATTTCTTCTGCGGCTTGGTCAATCTAATGAATATCGCCAGTAATAGTTCCCTACTGAGTATCACCTTTTTCGCCAATCTATCCCATTAAATAATCTTCTGTATCTGACCAATCATTTTCCATATATCCTAAATAAGTATCCATAAATTCCTAAGTAGTTTGAGTTTCAATCTTTAAATAATGTAAAGAACCTTGTTCACCAGCAACAATTTCATCAATATACCCGCCAATATCCTCTTGGATAAGGCCAAATTTCTCACCAATTTCCTCGCCCTTTTCATTAACTACCTAAGCAACATCTTTCTATGCAGTCATCCAATCGCCATAGAAACCACCAGAAGAAGTATTTCCAGGGATATAACCTTCAGAAGTACCAACGAGAGCAACAAGGAATTTATCAATCATCTCTTCCATTGTTTGGGTATCAGTTACAATGCCTGCAGCTGATTGACTGAAATCATACTGCCAATTTTTAATTCCTGTTCCCATAATACTTGTTACTTGCTCAATAGTAGCTCCAGAAGCAATCATCTACTGACTAAGCATATCAAGTTGAGTATCGATCATCTTTCGGTATTGTTCAGAAGAGAAATATAACTGATAATTGATATTCTCAATCACATTCTTCATTTGACCAGCCATATCCATAATATTCTCGCCAAAAGAATCTTGCATCTCTTCATAAGCCTTTTTATATTCATATTCAAGTCTTGCAATTTCATCCGCCTAATTAGAAGAAGTCTAATCTTGAGAATAAATATAACTCCAGTTACCAGAAGCATCGCGAGCCAAACGCATAGTATTTTTTGCATTTTGTGCATCTTCAAAGTTTGCTCTCGCAATTTCAAGGTCGAGGGCCTTTTGTAACAAATCAACTTCTTCCTAAGTTACGTCTCGGCCATCTTCCTTATACTTATTTAATTGTTCCTACCATTGCGCTAATCCTTCATAAGAATCAACATTGATATTCTCTGTTGCCTCATCAAATTGAGATTGTAAATCACCTAATAAATAATTCTTATCATAATCATCTAAGTGCGTATTAGACCAACTATCAACGGCAGAATACATATTCATCATTTCATCAATATCAGAGAATAACCCGCCAATGGTCGCGGAGATATTTGCTTTTGCCATTTCTTTTTCCTATTCAAGCACGTCTTGAGCAGTACTAAAGATTTCAGAGATTGACTCTGCGAATTCACCTTCAAAATCAGTTACCTGTTCCTAAGCTTCAATCATTTGTTGATAAAGCTCATTTACTCCGCCAGCTAAAGCAGATTTTTCTTCATCAGAAGCGTTATCATATGCTTCTTTCATTGTATTATATTCTGCTTCCACAGTAGCTGCCCATTGCTTAGCTTGTTCAAGCTGAGATTTTGCAATTTTGGCCTGGGTCCCCGCTGCGTTCATACGCTCTTCATTAAGACGTCTTTGAACTTGACGACCACCTTCAGTTAAATAATTAGTTCCTTTAAAATCAAGAATTTCTTGTAAAGTGTCCATTTTTGTTACAGCAACATCTAACTAATCTGTTAAACGGGCATATTTTTCAAACCATTGCTCCATCTTTGTAAAAATGGCGTCTAATTGCTCAAGGGCCAAATCAACTACTTGGTCAATCATATCATAAAGAGCGTCTTTCTAATCTTGTAAGAACTCCATAATCTCAGCAGGTAATCCGCCATTATTATCGAGATATTCCTGCCACACTTCTGGGCCAAAAAGACCTTCAAAGTAATCTTGATTTTCTGGAGTTACAATATTATTTGCAATTTGCCAGCCTCGGTCGATTGCTTCAAATACTGCAGGAGCCTATTCTGTCATGATGTTACTCATCATATCAGAAAGAGTTTCAAAACTATCTCCAAGTATAATTCCCGTATCGCCAAGTCTATCTAAAAGATTCTCAAGACGGTCAAAATCGCTTTCATCAATTCTTAATTTAAATTCAAGTTTATACTCCATTTCTTCAACTTTATTCGCCATCCAGTCATAGATATTTTGCATTTGTTCATCAAGGCGGTCCTACAATAAATCCGTTGTTTCAAGCATTTGGTCAAGGTCTTCATTTAAACCTTCAAGATACTCAATACGATCTTCGTAAGGCTCCTTCGCCTTATCAAGAGCATCTTGATCGTCTACGCCACGAGCATTATAAGCATCAATTTCTGCATTAATTCCTGCAGTAGCTACGGCTATCTCTTCGTCAATCCAACGACGAATATCCTCTGGGTTTGCGAGAGAGCCATATTCGCCAGGATTCCAAAGAGCCATAGAAGCAATATTAGCATCCGCCATTAAAGTATTTTTATCTATTTTATAATATTCTTTAGTTTCTTCAATTAATTGTTTCTAAGTTCTTGCAATTTGCTAAATTTGAGCATTATATCCACGAAGTTGACGGATACGAGCAGCTCCCCAAGCGTCATCCGCGGCATCAGAAAAACGATCGAGTTGACGAGTCATATCTTCAAGAGCTTCTGTTAAATTTTCATAACGCTCATGTACCTTATCTTGCTCATCAACGTGTTCCTCTGGTTTAAATTTAGAGCCGCCTCCACCACCGTTTCCACTTGTTGTCGGAGTACTTACTGAAGAAGGAGCAACACTTCCTCCTCCAATATATTTAATATCTGGAGATTGTCCATCTTCGCCCATATCGATCTAAGCTACATCAATATAGCTATCCATTTTTTTATGTCCGCTAATATAAGTTTTAGAAGTTTTTCTATATGTTGCAGGAACTAGTCCAAAATCAGATAAGATACCTCCGCCAGTTTTTTCGACTGTTTCTTCAGTAGTATATTCTGGTACTTCTACCTTAGTTGGCACATGAGCAACGGTAACATTTGCCTAAACTCCAGCGGAACTTAGAATATCATTCATTTCTTGAACAGACATCTAAGTTGCCATCGCCATAGTATTTAAATCTGTCGCCCAGTCAACTGTTGTATTTCCTAAAGCATTAGATAAAGGATCTCCAATACCAATTGAACCATTTGCGATAGCCGTTCTTAATGTTTGCAATCCTGCGAGTACATTGCTTCTGGCTGTATTAAACTAATCCTAACTAATATTGATTATTTCTCCAGTATCTATTGTTAAAGATACTCCTTCTTCTGGAATATCTTCAATCTATTTAACCAAATCTTGGGCGACTACGGTCCCCAATTCATTTATAGCTTTGGCATCGCCTTCAGCAGCTTTTCCTAATAGTTCCATATTCTCAGCACTATCAAAAAATTCTTCAGAAAGTTCCAAATCCTCAGAGGTTCCTACTAGGTCGGCAATCGCTTTTGTAGTTTCCTAAACGGTATCAATATAATCCATATTAGTTTTATCAGCTTTTTTCAAAATTTTCTACCAATCTTCCCAATTTTCGCTTAAAGTTGAAACTCCTTTATTCATTCTTTGGTTTTGAATCGCTAATTCAGAAGCTGCTTCAGCATCTAATTCATAAGCATCTGCTAAAGCGTTTGCCTAATCAACGACATCTTCATAATCTAAATCATACATTTCTGCCTATTTCTAAACAACTGATGCAAAAGTTTTATTATAAGTCTCCGCGCTGATAGCTCCTGAAGCCAAAGCCCCACCAAGTTCATTGATACTACTGACCATTGCGTCTACCCACATTTCTTCTGCACGAGTTTCTTCAAACATTCCCGCGGAATATTGCTCTCCCATTTGAGCGGCCTTATCATAAAATAACTCCATATCTGCTAAAGCATCCTAATAATAAGTATCTTCTGCTAAATCTTCTTCTGTAATAGTTCCCTCTTTGATTTCATTCTATTTATCAATAATATACTAAGTGGCTTCTTCAAAAGCTCCCTTATCCAATCCAAAATATTCAAAAGCGGCATCAATCGGAGCACCAGCAAAACGTTCTCTTCCAGCGAGATTATTTGACTAAGTGGCCAAAGTCAAAGTATCTTTCTTGTTACCTTCGGAATCATATCTATCCCAATAATTTCCTGCTCTCCCTCCGTCTTCTGAAAAATCCATCATCGATCCTATTCTGTTGAAATCTTTTAATTCATCCTTCATTTCTGAAAGACTACCAACTACTCCAGCAGCCTAAGACTAGAATCCTGCGGTATCTTCAGAAATCATTTTCCATCCATCTGTTGTTTGAATAAAAAATTCAGACAAAGCTTCATTATATTCAACTAAATTTTGATAGTCTTCGTCTGAAATAACTGTGCCAAATTCAATATCTGATGTCACATCTTTAAAATCTTTTAGATTTTGTTTAAAAGTTTCTAATCTATCATTAACATCCTATGTTGCAATCGCCGCTTCGCGAGCAGCAAAAGAATAATTTCTCCAAGCGTCTGTTGATGTATTTAAATAAATGCCCTATTCTTCTAACGCCTAATTTACCTAATACATTGCATCATTCTGTGTCCAATCTATACTATTTATAATTTTAGCAACTTCTCCGGCGTCATCGCCTGCTTCTTTAAAAATTTCACTTAAATAATTGGCACTTTCTTTTCCACTAGACCGATAAGTTGAAGAAACTGCTTCTGCTATAGCTTCTTGCCCTCCGATGTCAATATTAGAAACATCAATCCCTTCAAAAATAGTTCTCGCAGTCTCACCCATATCTTTGCCTAATTCTTGCATTGTATCAATAGAAGCATTAACCCCATCCTAAATATAGCGAATAAATTCAAATAATCCCATACCCATTTCTTTCGCGGCGGCACTAATTTCTTTTGTACTACCAAAAGCCTATTTTAAATAGTCCCAAGTTTCAAAGAATCCTGCGCTCATTTCTGCTCCGAAATAATCTTGCATTATTCCGCCATCAAAATTCTAAATTAATTCACCAGAAGTAGCGGTATTCATATTTCCTTCTAGCATTACATTTTTGATATTTTCCCCTTCAGCAGTTCTTCCTAATTTAACGAGTATATTATTCAAATTTTCCGCTGATGAAGCTAATCCTTCAAGAGCTTCTTGAGAAGCCATAATAGAGGCCATCTCTTCTGCCCTTACTTCTTTTAATTCTCCATCTATCATAAATCCAAAAGTTCTGTTTGTATCTGTTCCTCTAGCAAAATTATCTGCGGCTTCAATTGATTGATCTCCCATATAATCTCTATATGCCTAAATCATATCATTATATAAAGCATTACTTTCTTCAAAAGGATCTGCTTTAGAGAAAGAATCAAATGCTGCCAAATAATAATCATCTAATTTTTCCTATCTTCTGGCTACTGACTCTCCCAATAAATCTTTAACTTCATCATTATAATCATCACCAATCATAGAGTCAACAGTCGCTTTTGCTGCTGCCTCTAACTATTGAGACGCATTGTTTAAAGAAGCCCCATATTCTTGTACTGCATTTTGAATATCTTGGATATCTGCATTAAAGTTAGTAACCTCAATTCCTGCTTTCAACATAGCCTTCTAAAATTCTTCTGGGCCATCTGCTGCTAATAAATCATCCAAATAACGATCTATCTTATTCTGAATATCGGCATTACTATCAAAAATATTTGGACCAGGCACAAGAGCATTACCCATAAAAGCACCAACACCAGACCAAAAATCACTTGATACTCCACTAATATCTCTCGCTATATCTCTACCCTATACATTTCTTTGAGCTTCATTTACTCTTGCTCTTCCTGCGGCTGATGCAAAAGATGCGCCCATAGCTTGCTAATCTAACTAAGCCTATGCTTCTTCTAATCTTGCAGAATTGATTGCTAAAAGACCATCTTCATTTCTTTCATACAATCCTTCGATATTTATATTCGCATCTGCAAGAGTGTTAATCAATTCTAAGGCTGATTGATTAGCTGCAACTAAAGCTTCATTCCATTCTACGGTCCCGCGTTCGCATTCTTTTAAAGTAGTTACTGCAGAATCGTAAGATTCAATAGAAGTTCTTAAATTATCAGCTTCCTCTTTGGCCGCTGCCGCAGCTTCAGCCAATCCCTTAGCGGCCTCTTTTGCCTTTTTTAATTGGGCTTCAGGCTAAACATTTTTCCATTCATTATAAGCAAATACTGCAGCGGCTGTAACTGCTGCCACGGCTGCTACTGCAATTGCTGCCTAAGGCGGGATTTTTGTCAACAGCGAAACTACTTTTTGTAGTCCTTGAGCGGCGCCCTATTTAAGACCGGATAATCCACCTTTAAGTAAGTCTTTTTTACTACTGTTTGCCGCTGTTTTCCCAACTATATCATTCCAATTTTTCTAAGCCGCTTCTTTTTGTCTCATTTTTGCCTAAACTTCATTTTTAGCGGCGTCAATAGTCTGCTAACTAGCTCCATTTTTCTACGCATTTTTTAATCTTTCTTCCGCTGCGGCTAATTCATTCGTTGCTCTTGTTAAATCTTCTTTTGCTTTCTCATTTGCTTTAGTGGCCAAAGTTTCCGCTCCTAACGTAGTTAAAGCAGCGGTTAAAGATTTATATAGAGCGATAAACTACGCTCCGGTAGCAATTAAAGAAGGAAGTAATAATCCAATTTGAATAGCGATTGCACCAAAAGATGCTTCTCCACTACTCAAAGTGTTCCAAAGAGCGCTTAACTGCATTCCTAACATTGCCGCATTAGAAAAAGCAGTCAATAGAGTTTGACCAAACTGAGCGGCAGATGTTCCAGCTAATTTAAAAGCAGCATCAATCTATCCTGCGAAATTAGTAGTATCTTGTAAAGCAGTTCTTAATTGTTGCTAAGAACTTATTACATTCTAAATCTAAGATCTATACTAAGTTAAACTATTTCTTAATCTAACGCTGGCGGCATCAGTTCCGTCAATACTATCAATAATTGCATCTAATTCTAAAGCATAGGTGCCCATATTATCAACAAAACCATTTAAACCATCATTCTATATATTCTAACTTAAAGTCTTTAATTCTTCGCCAAAAGTTTCAAATTCTGGATTAAAACTAACTAAATCGTCTCCCATCTTTCCAACTGCTTCAGAAAATGCTGTTACTCCATCATTATCAACTCTGGAAATTGCTTGCTAAATATTTAGCATATCTTCCATTAAGTCGGCTTGTTTTTCTAAAGTATTAGCTTCAAAAGAAGTCTTTATTGATTCAGTTGGATCATTTTGCTTGCTGGCTAATTCTCTAAGCACCTTTGCTCGATTTCTCATTCCTTGAACAATAACTTCTTGCTGCTTAGCATCCTACTGAACAATTTTTAAATTATTTACTGCCTCTAATCCTAATTGCTAAGATGTTGCCAAAGCTTCTCGCAACCATTGTACTTTATTTTTTGTCTCTGTGGTTCCATTCTTTTCGATAGAATTTAATTTAATCGTAGCTTGCGTAATTTGTCCGGTTAAATCTAATTTCTACTAATCATAAGAATTATTTATAATACTTTGTTGAGAAGCAGTTGCTGATGTTTGTCCGTTAAAATGAACCGATTCAACTTTAGCTTTCATATCAGTTAATTGTCTATCTGCAGATAATAACTGATTCTCAAAAGTCAAAGAATCTTTCCATGTCTTAAATTCATTGCGTACTTTAACGGCAGCAGTTAAAATATTTCTAGATAAATAAGCGCCGATTATCGCTAAAATTCCTGGTAATCCGCCAAAACTCTCTAAAATAGTTCCAACAGTATTTCCTATATCTTCAAGACCATTATAAAATCCTTTTAACATATCTTCTTGGAAAATATTGCTAAAAGCTCGACCCCAAGCCTCTGCGGAATTAGTCATAGCAGAATCTAAAGAATCTAATGAAGTGAGATACTGCTCTTCTAAAGTTTCTGATCCAACTTCACTCTAAGCAGACTCATAATTTTCCATAAATTTATCCCAATTATTAAATAGCGCAAGAACCTAACCTAATTGTCTTGTTCCACCGATAGCTTCTGCCAAAGCAATCTACTATTTCTATGAATATGTTTCCCAACGGTTACCTAAATCTAAAATAGTTTCTCCTAATGGAATTAAATCTCCATTAGCATCAAGAATTTTAACGCCTAAATCACTTAATTGCTATGATACTCTACCTAAAGTAACCTCTCCATCGGTCCCTGTTGATACTAATTGATCAAAACGTGAAAAAATTGTCTTGTAAGCATTACCAATAACTGAAGCTGATTGCTGAGTTGTATCACCAACTGTAGCAATGATACTCGCCAGCATATCATATTCAACATTCATCTATGCAGCTGCAGAAGCAGAAATTTGCATAGCAGTAGCAATGTCTTTAAATTCAACCGCTGTTTCAGCACCCATACGTGCACCGACTGAAGCTGCTCTTTCAAGCTGCTCACCCTGCATATTGTAAGTATTCCAAACAGCAGTTAACTATTGTGACATTTCTTGGGTAGACTACCCTGCCGCCTAAGCTGCTTTTATTGTGATCTAAGAACGACGTTCAACTTCTTCGTCTCCAAGGCCCTATTGGTAGAAAATTTGTGCGGCATAAGCATAATCGTCCGCCGCTACTCGTAGTTCTTTAGAGTTCTTTATTACTGATTCAAAAACTTTATTCATTTCTTCTGCCGATTTACCAGAGACAATGGCTATGGTATTTAATTCTGAATTTAATTCTCTTACCCAAGAAATAGCTTCCTAAACTTGTCCATAAACAAATTGCTGGATTTGTGCAGCAGCAGTGAATTTAATTGATTGTGTCATTACTCGCTGCATTTCTTTAAGTTTACTACTTATACTAATTAAACTTCTATCTGCGGTCGCAAAGGCAGTTAAAAATGAATCTAAAGAACCAGCAAAAGCAGGCCCCGCTTTTGCTAAAGTTGCTACCATTTCGGTGGCAGTTGTACCCGCTTTCTATAACTCACTATTTAAACTACGGAAGGAAAGCCCTTTGTCAGTAGTGGCTTTTTTCATCGCCGTTTCAAGTATTTGAGCCTATTTTACTGCCGCGGCAATTTCGTCACTCATTCCCTTACCAGCAGTTGGAGCTTTGAAAGCGGCTTCGATTTCACTTCTTATTCGGCTTAACTAAGACTCAAACTATTTTGTGTCTGCGGAAAAGCCTATCTAAAAGGTGATAGCCAATTCTTACCCCTCCTTTTTAAATTATTTTGTCTTTTCTGAAATCTAATTTCCCATCATTTGGAACATTTCAATTATCTTATTTACATCTTTGTCATTATCCAACAAATTCTTTAAAGCATCTGCTTGCATAATCTCTGCCATTTTATCATCCTGTAATTTTTCTAAGATACCTGCAGCACTAGTTCGATAAGCGGTAATATTTACTAAAGTTTTTTGAAGGGTCTCTTCAAAAAACTTTAACTATTTCCCGTTAATTAAATTCTTAACTTCCTCTATAATATCATGTCCCATCAAAATATCATAAATTTCATATACATCTCGTGCGGTACAATTAACCAAATCCATCTTATCTAAATTGATATTGGTAAAACCTTTAACAATAGCCAAATCCTAAATAACAATTCTTAAAGGTTCACTGATAAAAGAATGATCTCCTAAAGTCAGATTTACCGCCCATTGGATCAAATTAAAAATTTCTTCATATGGAAGTTTTGTTTGAATGGTAATTACCTAACCCTCTTTTTGAAGATACTTAATTTCAATTTCAGGTAAGTTACCAAAACTATTTAAGTTGATTTTGTTGATAGCCATTATAAGGCCCTCCTTTTACTAAATTATTGAATTGGAAATGGAGAGAGCATATCTCTCTATAAAATAAAGGCAAGATGGGTAATCCATCCTTCTCCATCTGCTGATGGTTTTGCATCAATACTATTATTTTTGATTGTTTCCAAAGTCTCAGTAGGTAAAGACGCAGATCCTATTAATGTTTTTTTCTTTTTTTCTTTTTTGAAAAACTCTATCTATGCCTATTTTTTCTAAATAGCAACATCTAATTTACTCACTACTTGGTCTAAATCTATATCTACTGTTATTTTTGGATTCTAAGTAGAAGCCGAATATTTAACTCCCGTGATAATTCCTCGCCCTCCAGTAGTTACATTCGCTCCCTTAGACTGCCAATATTTTAATACTTCATACTATTGGCCTTTTTGTAACAAATAACTTAATAATGCAGCATTATCACTACCTAAATCTGAGGCTTCTGCTTTTAGCCAGCTCCAAAATCCTCCTTTTGTAATATTATTATACCAAGTGTTTTTCTGAGATGGTATTCGTGAATACCAATAAGGATGACCTTTTTGTTTTAAAAATTTCCAAAAAGACATTTTAAAATTATCCCTCGCATCAGATAAATTAAAATAATGAATACCTGTAGTATTAGCAGTATAAGCGCTATAATATTTACACTCTATCATCCATACAACATCACCAATAATTAGTTTTAAATCTCCAATGCCTCCGCCTCCTCCAAGCCATTCTAGCTCAATACTCTATTCTATTTTTCCTCTATTGTTTATAAATCTTTTTCGATAGTCATTCCAAAATAAAGCTGCACCCTGGTGTGCCTAAGCATTTGCCTACTAAATAAACTAATTTAACCTTGATTGAGAAATAAAATTACTAAGAAGTGTAAGAATAGAATTTTTTCTACCTTCTGCATTTAAACTTGCAAAATTAGTTTTTGTTTTATCGACGTCAGGATCAGCACTAATAATTTTCATTAAAGCATCATAAGTAGCATATTCAAAATAATTTCCTAACTAAGAAGCTATTATTTTATTAATATTTGATGCAGTTACCCAAACTTCTTGTTTAGTACTTCTTAATTCTCCTTTTACTTTTTCAACGCCACCCAATGCTTCTATGACCTCATCCCTTAGGGCCCCATAAAAATATGAACCATTTTTTAATAAGCCTCCCTAAGGGCCAATTTCGACTTCTATTCTAATTTTTTTATCAGCCAAACGCCTTCTCCTCCTTTCCACACCTGGCCGGCGTTTCATATTCTATCTAATATCTAATTTTATAATATTAAAAATAAAATTTTCTCGCTACCCCAGTAGTTTGACATAAAAATATTTTTATGGTATAATATAGATAGAAAATAGGAAAGGAGCAATCGTATGATTGAAGCCATAAAAGTAATCGTCAGTCTTGTCCTTGCAATAGCACTCCTTTGCGGCGTGGTATGTATTTTAATGAATTTCCCGTTTATAATCTTAGCCGTTGCGCTGCTCGCCCTCCTCTGCTTTTTCGTTTGGGGTTTGACTTTCCTTATTTATGAACTTCTTTTTGATAGGTGGTAAAAATGAAAGTTTTTGGCGATCTTTGTTTTGCTGTTGCAAAATTGATGCCTGTAATCCTTGTTATCGCCAGCCTGGTAATCACTGTCGGCGCTTTGGCGGCGCTCATTCATTTCTTTCTTTTTTGGAGGTAAATTATGTTGAACATTTTATTTTTCATCTGGGGCTTGGTGATGGCCGCTTGCGGCGTAGGTATGATTATCGTGCTTGGCATTCTGATTCAGAGCTTCAAGGAGGACTGGTAATGGCCATTCATTATGTTACGACATTTGCGGTTGGCGGCATTCAAATGGAACGCCTCTCAGTGGCTGATTTATCTCGCAATGATATTCTGAGAGAAACGAGGAACAGCTATGATTAAGAGTTTGTGGTGGTCATTGAAGGGCCGCGGCGTTAATACTATGCGCTATGGTTATTGGTCCGGCGGCACTTCTCTCTTGGGGTTTTTGTAGTCTTTCAAAAGGCGTTCAGATGGCTGTCTTATCCTGTGCGTCGGAGTGATAGTCACTCTATTGCAAAATTTTGTAGGAGGGTATGGCGCGATGCTAAAGAACATCGTGAGTGGCTTAATAGCCATTCTTCGGAGGTTGTTCAAAATACCAACAATGTGATCGCCGGCATCATTCCAACCGAGATTACGCCAGCCCTCATGGTTGAGTGGTTCAATACCAAAGCAAAGCAGAGCGTTTCTCTACTGGAGCTGGCCGATCTGTTTCTCGAGGAAGGCGCCAACGAAGGCATCCGCGGCGACATTGCTTTTTGCCAAAGTATTAAGGAGACTGGCTGGTTCAGGTTCGGCGGCCAGGTGCTTCCCGAGCAGGCATTGGCGCCACCAATAACAGTCCAGTGGGGAAGGGCGCAAGGCTCGGCGTTCGGGCGCAGATTCAGCACCTGAAGGCGTATGCCAATGATGAGGCGCTGATCCTCGGTTTGGACTGGTGGCAAGAGGCGCCGCAGGCAACAAGTGGACTGGGCTGAACGGCCGCTGGGCGGTTCCTGGTAAGGGTTATGGCGAAAGCATCTTGGCGCTTTGGGAAGAGATGTATAATTTTTGTGTCGAGGAAGATGAAGGGCTGAGGACAGCTGGGAATGGGCGCAGGACACGGGACTGATCCAGAGAGCAGGCCGCTGTATAATGTGCAGAGAAGGGATGCCATCTTTGCGCATCTGGAGGCGGCCAAGAGCCTGCTGAGTGCACTTCATTTGAAGCGCTTCGTGACAACCTTTGGCGGCGCGCTTTGGTTTCATGTGATGCAGCTGATGTTCGCTTTCGTGTATGCCATAATAGAGATTGCTGCTGTTT